TCGTTCATGTCTTGCACACAATTAAAAAACTGTGAATCAGTATAAAATTGACCTTGTACTTGGTCGTATTGTTCGGGGGTTAAAATGTAGCCTATCATTATACGTTACGTGATAAAGTTGTTTGGAATGCTTGTACGGCAGTGTAAAAATTAGATGCTTGGGTGTCGGTTAAACCGTCCCCGATTGTTGAGAATGCACATTCTTTATTAGTTGGTAATCTTGGAACAGTATTATTCTCGTTTTGACCACCAATCCAAATTGGTAAATTTGATAATCCAGTACTTGCTAATGCATCTGTTTGTTTTGTTGTATTTCTAAAAACAGACATTTCACTACTTGAAATACGATTGCTAATAAAAAAACCACTACTATCTGTCCATTCAGTTAGATTATTAGGTCTTTCAGTAGAATTATTTGCGTGCCAAGCACCAGCAGCAGCAAATCTTGCCGTTAAATATGTAGCGTGTGGTGTATATGTACCCATCATTACTGCCAATAAAGCATTGTTAGTTCTTGAATAATAACTAATATGGCTACTATTTTGGCTTATATTGCCATTTGCAACTAAACCCGTATCCATATACGCACTTGTTCCATTTGGTGTAGCCCCCGTACTCGCAAATGTCCAACCGCTTGTAAAAGTACCCGTAAAACTACTGCTCTTTAAATTCTGTTTACACGCTTCTGCACTTGCCCCAACCATTGGGTAAATGGCTTTCATAGGTGTCCATAAAGAATTGGCTTTTAAATCTAATACAAGTTGATTTGTTGCAATTTGTTCAGTAGGGGTTAAAGTCCCTCCTGCTGCAATAACTCTATTGTAAAATGCTAAATAGTCTACATCTCCAAAAGGATCCGTACTAGCTCTTAATCTATAGTAATATGTTGTGTTTTCAGTCAAGCCAATAACAACATAAGACGTTGTTGGTGCTAAAACTACTTGATCTTGATATATAAAAGTAGAAAAAGAACTACTAGTACTAACATCTAAAAGATAGTACTCAGCCCCAGAATAAGCATTCCAGTTTGCAGTAAATGAAGTTACACCAACGCCAGTTGCAGCCGTAGCCACTAGACCAACCGGAGTATCTACTCTCGAACCACCAATTACAATGTTAACACCAACTCCAATCATATTCTAATAATTAAAATACCAATGCCTATACCAATCAAGGCAAGTAAGCAATGACGCTTCCGCTAGCTAAAGTGATTGAACTGAAATAATCTCCCTTAGGCATTGAAATGAACATACCTTTTGATATTGTTACTGCTGTGAGACCCAAAGCAGAGGTTACATCAGTTCCGTTTTTGTTTAAAACCGCAGAAACTACAGCGTCCGCATTTACAACAAAAGCTTGAAATCCTCCCGTATTAGCACTAGTGCCAGTCAATACTTTACATCCGGTCATTCCACCTTGAAAGTCAATTGACCTTGATTCAATAATTTCCATATTTCAAAGATACATAATAAAAACAAAAAAGGCAACCCTCTCAGATTGCCCCTCACCAAAAAACCTAATTTATAAACAAGCAAGAACTTGAGCCTTTGACAAAACAGTCAACTGCTCATTATCCTTAATGAATGATTTTAATGTTTCTACATCACTAGGATCAAGTTCTAACTCTTCTCCTGCGTGTAATTTTAATGCCCAATGCCACAACTTAGCAGCATCTCCTTTGTTTGATGTTGCAAGAATATTAGCAACTAATTTACCTAAATTGCTGTCTGCAATTTCTTTTCCGTCCAATCCTAATAGATTGTGATTTAAGTTTAATTTCATATATTATAATTTTGTGAATCCTAATTTGTTTAATGCCCAGTCAATTACATAATTATCATCTGAGGCCCAACTAGCATACTCTGTTTCATTCATAGATAAGTTACCATCTAAAATAGAAACACCTCTTCCAGTTACTGTTTCTTCACCATTTTGAATGGTCTCTTCGTTAAACACTTGCCAATAGAAACTTACACTTGTAGGGTTCATTGGAAAGTTCAATGCTTGAATTTCGAAATATTTTCCAACACCTTTGGTTGGTACGATTTGGTCTTGAATTTTAATCATGGTACAAAGTTATGCAATATTTGTTATAAGTCCATTAGTAATTGTTATTGTGTTGCTTCCAGGAGGATTGGTTGGAATACTTAAAGTGCCTGTATAACCAGTAATTCCAAGTGTTTCTAATTGTCCATCATCTTTAATAGCAAATACATCATTATTGCTTGAGTCTCTGAATCTAGCTGCATAAGTCGCCCCTCCTGCTCCTCTGCCTCTTACTGCAAATTCCGTATCACTATTCGGAGGAGTATTAGTACTTACTCCAAAGTTAATAAATATACCTTGACCACGACCTACTATATCCGTATCCATTAAGATAGGTTTGTATGCCCCTGATCCTGCTCCATAGTTATATCCAGTGAACTGAACATAACTTGTATTATCATATCTAAAGATAAAGCCTGAGTTTGATCCACCACCTTGACCACAACCAAAGAAAGCATACGTAGCATTTCTAAAATCCATAACAGATGCACCTGCACCATTTTGAACCTCAAATACTTTTGTTGATGATAAAGAATCTGTTCCCTTTATAAATATATTACCACTTACTTGTAGTTTTTGTCCTGCATCGGTAGTAGTGCCTATAAGAATATTCCCTGTAGAAGGAGAGTAAATTCTAATCGAATTAGCCGCTCCTAAAATCAAGGTGTTTGCTAAATTTGAAGCTAGCCCTGTAATACTTGCACCTACAATTGTGTTATTTGAACCTGTTGTAATGCCTAATCCAGCATTATAACCAATATATACATTTTGACTACCGCTTGTGTTGTTATACCCAGCTGAATATCCTAGTCCTGTGTTATATTGACTTGTGTTTAAAGACAAAGCACGAGCACCTATTGCCGTATTATATTCAGCATTATTTGCTGCTCCATTTAAACTTAACCACCCTAAAGCAGTATTACCATTTGAATTTCCAATAAAGTTAGCTCCTGCTGCAAACCCTACAAATGTGTTTTCGTCTAAAGTTCCAAGACTTCTACTAGTAATACTCTGACCTATAAATGTATTACTTCCTCCTGCTCCTCCGCCTATCACAACATTGTTAACAGTGATTTCATTCGTGGTGGTGTTACCTGCTGTGGTTACTTGTGCTAGGTTAGGAACTGAGACCAAAGGAGTACCTCCGAAGATTGCTGAGAAGGTTTTATTTTTCCATAGTCCTGTAGACGATTCATAAGTAAGAAGATCGTTGTTGGCCTCAGAAGCAATTTGAACTCCGTGTAATTCGTTTAACTCATAACCGTTCTGAATCAAGATAACCAAACGACCTTGAGTTGGGTGAGAACGAGCAATATATCCAATAAATACTGTATGATTGGGCTCAGCAGGAATTGTACTTGTCATTCCACCTGCCGTAGCAGCAGATAACCAAACAGCAGCCCCATCAGCAAAAGCCGAAGTATCTAAATCATGTAAAGTTCCGTTTGTTGCTACATACCCATCTGAGTTATTTGCAATATTCGCAACAACTATACCTATGGTTTTAGAGGATGTGGCTTCGGTATGTGCTTGAGATAAAACCGCATTAGGTCTATTACCTGTTGCTCCACTTAAATAGACTACTTGTCCTTTAGTCAAAGTAACACCAGTAGAGTTTCTTACTATAATCTCAGTTCTTTCTGCTGAGTCCACAACTCCGTCATTATCAACGTCATACGTGCTCTTACTCATGTCGCCTCCACCTCCGCCTCCAGCAGGAGTTTGATTCTCCCATTGAGAAGTAGTAGAGTTATAAGTTAATACTTGAGCATTTGCAGGTGCGCTTATAGTGACATCAGATAAACTATCAAGATTTGTTACATTGCTTGTTCCTATAACTAGGAGCTCAAGTTCAACTACAATCCTACGAATTCTAGTCTCTTGGTCTTTATATTCTTGGTTACGAGTTGTTGCGTATAACTTATTTAGATATATCGCTTGTTTGAGTAACTCTTGTTTAGTAACCTCTAAAGACATTGTATTTTATCTTGAATTAAATATCTTCTTCTAACTTTAAGATTATTTGATTTGGCAGTTCTGATTAAAGAATGCCCGACATTAAGAAAGTTAGCTGCTTCTTTTGAATTCATAAATTCATTAATCTCATTGGTAATAGTGTCAATAACAAGTAATGGTTTTTTACTATTTGAAATGGATTGCTTTTTAAAAAACTCTAGGGTTTGGGATTTCCCTCCATAGTTAGGATTATTTTCTCCACTTGATCTTTGTGATATTTTTTTCAATGATTCTTGTGTATGCTTTTTACCATAAAAAGAATTATTTTTTCCAGCTTGTAATTCGCTATGATGTTTTTTAAATTCTTCGCTATGTTTTTTACCATAGTTAGGATTATCAATTCCTTTTTTTCCAAACATTGGATTTCCTGCTCCTGACGATGATCCGTCTCCACCATAAGTTCCGTTAACCAAATCAAAACCCCAGCCCTTAAACAAAGAGATGTACATACATTCCATAATTTTCCAATCCTCTGAACGAACTTCATCTAATGTTTCTAAAATAGGAACTAAGCTTTTCTTTTTTAAAGACTTAATCCAATTTATTTTTTTTGTTTTGCCTTTTTCATTTAAGTGTTCTAAATACCGCTTATGAGGATTATCTGATTTACCTATATATCTAGGTTGTTCTGTGATCGGATCGAACAAACAATAAATATATGTAGTAGTCATTACAAGATATCTTTGCTTTCAATAAGGGTGTATGTAAATGAGTTACCTTGCAACTCGGCTGCTTTTTTGCAAATCACCATGAACTCATCAAAGTCTTTTATTCTTTTAAACACAGTACATCCGTGGCTCCAATGTTCCACGATTGCAGAATCTTGACCTGATTTATGGATATTAATTCCATCGTTGTATGAATCAGTAATCTTAGTTTCATCATAGATTAAATCCTTATTGGCATCTCTGTATAAACGCAAGTGTCCTTTTTGACAAAGAGCATCGTATTTACCTTGATGTTTTCTAATGAAGTGAGACCCCGGATATTGGCCTGGAACCACACGAGCAGTTCCTGTGCCATTGTTTCCTAAAATCATTGGAGCTTTTCCTGGATCAGTTGTAGCCGACCAACAAAAGAACTTCCATACTCCGTTTTCTTTATATGAGATTGTCAACCAATCGTCAAAAACGTTAGTTACTTTTTTACCAGGCGCACTATTTCTAATGCCGATAACATTTACATTAAACTCTCCTTCTTGAAAGTATTTATAACCTTTGCTTTCTACAGCCTTTTGTATTTGTTCTCTGGTAAAACCCATATGTTAATTATTATAATCCTGATCCGCTAATTACGTAAGTATTTGTATTTATGCAAGTAACGGTAATAACTCTACCTCTTAAATTAGAAGGAGAATATGTTCCGTTTGATGCAATTGTAATAGTCGCTCCTGCTTGGTTAATATAGTAAGCAGTTGCTGAAGTATCACAAGTAAAACTAATTGCTTGAACAGTATTGGTGATGATTGTAAACGATACACCAGTAGTTACAGCAGGGCTATTTTGTAAGTTGAAACTAACAGTGCCCGAACCATGACCGACTACAAAAATAGAATCTCTGTTTAAATCTGCTAAAGGCTGAAGACCAGCAGAAGCAACCGCAACAATTGATTTAGTTTTTAGTGCTACGTTTGCAGATAGTTGAGCATCAGCAAGTGTACCACTATTAATTGCACTTGCGTTCAAGTTAGTGATTAAAGATCCGTTAGCAGCAGGAAAACGAGTTGAACTATCTAGTTGAACTAATTTACTCGCAGCATTAAATGTATTGCCTTGAACGGTTACGTTAGCAGATAAACGAGCATCAGCTAAAGTTCCACCCGTAAAATTATCGGCATTCAAACTTACAAGCAAGTTACCACTTATTGCAGGTAAACGCCCAATTGAATCTAGTTGAACTAGTTTGTTTGCTGTGTTGAATGTACCGCTAGCAATATTATCTGCATTTAAGTTAGTAACTAAAGCACCACTTACTGCTGGTAATTGCGTAGAACCATTTAATTGGACTAATTTATTAGCGGTGTTAAAGGTATTGCCTTGTATTGTAAAATTACCTACTGCAATAATTGCTGTAGTCAAATCTGTTACCGTAGTCATTTTTGTTTCACCAGCCGCAGTAGATGAAATATCTACGATAGGTATAAGGTCACCCGAAGCAATAGATGCCCCTGCTAAAAGGGTTAATTCACTTATTGCACTATCTTTAAAATCGCTCATTTTATATTAATATTTTATATCCGTTTTGTTGTAATAACCAAGAACCATTCTGTTTAAGAAGGTATCCTCCAAGTTTAGATTTTTTCATTATGAATTTTCCAAAATCATCATCCATAAATGTTTCAATTTCTGCTTGTGTAACAGAGCAATCTCCACAATTTTTTGCATAACGATTACATATAGATAAGAATTTATCTGCTGTATTTTCAACAATATAACAATCTATGCTTTCTAAACACCATAAAAGAAAAATACCCTTTTTGATTTTCTTTTCTAAATCACAACAAGGTTTGTCGTATTTTTCATTTATAAGTCTTTGATTATCATACGCAACAATAGCCTTACGAACCGCAAGGTATGTACGTAGATAACTATATAAATTTACATAAGTCATTAACAGCCACAAGAAGCATATGTGTAACCTGCACCACAATCAGTCAAAGCGAATTGAATATCATCGTAAAGACTTTGGGCCAAAACATAATCAGCACAGTTGAAAGCTTGAACCATTTTATCATAAAGTAATTTAATCTCTTCATAATTATTTGTGTCCATATCGCTCAATGCTAGTTTACCTATTGCACATCTTAGTGTATTATCTCTTAGAGAGTATTGAGTCAATGCCTGAGCCCCACTCCCAACAAAATTTATTACATATTTCCAAATACCGTCTTGTAAAGCAAAAGTCGGTACTACCGAAGTAATATCATTAAGTAAGTCATATGCCCTATCTGTACTTGTAAAAAAAGTAGTAGTAATTAAATTAGAAGTTCCTATGCTTGTGGTAGAAGAAGGAATATATATATCTAAGTTTACTGCTGATACAGGAGAAGGTGTAGTGTGTGCGGTATTAGGTGAACCCCATCCACTAGGATTAGAGACAGCATTGTAATCACCAGTGTTATCAGTGATTACAATTTTGTCATCGTAATTTATAATTCCAATTTTGATTGCCAGTGCCATAACTCAAAGATACGAATTTATTTTTTGTTCCCAAAATAAGTTCTCATTGGTTTTTCAGTATACACTGGTTCCCATCTTGGAGAAGCTTGGTTTTCTAAAACATCCAATACTCCTGTCTGAGTCCCTAAGCTATTTAAAACTTGCATATCAGCTTCAGTTAATACTTTTCTATCCTGCATTGTTTTTATTATTCTATTTGCTCTATTCGCAATAAAATCTGCTCTATAATCACTCTCAGCTTTTGCTAACTCTGCGTTCAAATCTAAATAATAACCTTCAATGTAAGCTTTGATTTCATCACGTGAAGTTGCTCCTTGTATTTTATTTTTAACCTCTTCTAAATTACCAGCGTGATTATTCATTGCTTTATACATGAATTCTCCTAAAATTCTTTTTTCATCCCTCATAATATCGTTTGGCAATTTAAACATTTTATTAGGGTCTACTCCTGTCCATGCATCTTTTTCACCATCAGTCATAATGAATGCATTTTTTCTTGGACGATTAAATAATTTCCAATATATGCTTGCATCACCTCCGATATTTGTATAAACATCATTCATGTAGTTTATATCAATTAATATTTCACGGACTCTCATATGCTTTTCAGCTTCTTCTGCAAAAGTCTCAGCATCAACCATAGTGCCTTTTCTTAAACTTGGGAAATTGAGAGTTCCTTCTAAATATGCAAAAAGTGTACCCGGCTCTGAAATTGTTCTTCTATAACTCATATTCTCACCGAATAAACCTATCTCATCTTTGTAATAAGGACTTCTTAATAATCCGAGACCGAATAAGCCGTTTCTGCTATTTTTAAGTTGAGCTTGTAACATAAAATGACCTATACCTTCACGAGCAGCTTCTATTTCAAAAGGAGATTGTGCTTTTTCTGCTAATCCAGTGCTATATGGTTTACCCGTGATAGAAGGGAATTCTGCTGCTGTAGCAGCTCCAAACATATTTAAGAAAGCTTGGTCTAATTTTTTACCGTTATCTTTCATAGATTCATCTTTTAAACTATCCATAAAATCTTGAACTAGTTTAAAAGAAGGAGTTTGTTTGAATACAGTTCCTACAACAGATTGTAACATAGTTCCCATGCTATAATATCTTTTATATCCTTCGGTTAAATCATTACCCACACTAGATAATTTTTTATCTATTGCATTAATATTTGCTAAATAACCAAGAGTATAGCCAAAATATGTACCTAAATTAGTTAAGTTCTCATATCTATCGGTTTTCTTAGCATTAGGATCTTTTTTAATATTAACAAACCAACCGCCACGCTTACGATAAAATTCTTCAGGAGTCAATGAGAAATCTTTTCTTTTTGCATCTAAATATTCAAGAAGATATGTAATATTTATATCGTTTTTCATAACTCCTAACTCACCCATCAATTTTTCTTTGTCTGCATCTCCGTTAGATGGCATAATTGCACCGCTAAATGCTATTGAACCCATTAAACCTAAATAAACTGTACTATTAAGTACATTAGCTATAGAACCAACATATTGTTTTCTTTTTGCGTAGATATCTGCTAGTTCTCTTTCAAAGTCCATTTTTTCTTTAGTACCTAATTTTTTCTTCTTAGCTAATATTCGGTCTTGCATATCTGGAGATTCTATTTCAATATTTTCTACAACTTCTGGTAATGTCTCTTGAGGAGCATTTAAATTACCTTGTACAATAGGACCAGCAGGTAATTGTAAATTATTTCTAGTAGGAGTCACTTGATTCTTACCCAAATCATATTTTGCATAAAATTTAGACAACTCTCTTTGATAAACTATACCATCATATACAGATTGAACAGCAGCACCAATTGGATTAGTTTTTGTTAAAACAGCATAAAGAATGTTTGTAGGTACTTTTACAAATGGGAATACTGTCCATTGAACAATATTTGCTAACTGGAGACTAGCATTTAAAGAACCATAACCAAGTTTTCCCCACGCACCTGCTTGTAATTTATTTTCATAAGTAGAAACCATTCCTTTTCTGATTCCTTTTCTCATTTTACTTATTGATTTGGTAAAAAATGTATCACCAAAGAAAACTTCTTTAAGCCCTTGTTTTGCAAATGGATTTTCTTCATCTCTGAAAATACTTTCCATCATTAAATAAAGATTTCTTCTTTCTAATTCATTATCAGTTCCTAAGAAAAACTCTGTAGGATCTGAAGTAGGAAGTGTTCCATTACTCTTAGCTCTCTTTTTTAAACTTTCGATTACACCTTGAGGCAATTCTTTATTATTCATTTGTTGTCTCAATGTCATATAGTCAAGCAAAGAACGTGAAGCAATCATATTTGCTGCAAATCTATCTCCACCTAAAGGCATCATTCTACCCATAAACTCTGAGCCTACAAAATGAGCTCTCATAATAGCTCCTAATACAGAATATGCTTTTCCATCTGCTATAGTAATCTTTCCAGTTTCCTCATGTTCGACCATCATTGCTTGCATGATATCAGCAAATTCATTTTGAGTAATTGGACCTTTAGATTTTTTATTAAATGCTCTAACCATCAAGTTAAATACATTTTTAGCATCTCGCAAACCATTTACGTTAGCGGTCATATCATAAAACTTACTAGAAGTTACATCTGGTAATTGACCATATGCGGCAGTTTGCCAAGTTTGATTCCAAGATTTTCTCCAAGTATATTTAAATGCATCTCTCATATTTTTTGCACTTTCTAAATTTGGCTTTGTATTATGATAAAATCCTATTTCTAATCCTGGTCGTGTTTGAGTGTACAGCCCTATTTTATTAGGTATACTACGATCTGCCATATATCTACTAAAATTACCCAAACCATATTTTCTAGCCATTACTTCTAAGTTTGAAGCTAAACTCATAACTATTGTACTAGTAGAAAGTAAAGCTAATCCACTTCTATTGCTTAATACTTCACTTGCAAAACGGTATTGTACTCTAGGGTCAGTCATTATCTGAGCCCAAGCCAATTCCGCATTGTCTAATGCTTTTTCAGCTTCCATTAATTTTTGAGCATTGGCATCAGTAAAATCTCTAAAGAATGCTTTTCTTGCTTCTTCGAATGCTATTTTAGATTTGTCGAAATTGTTAGCCATATCTTTAATATGTTGTTCAAATGCCGGAGAGAATCTACGACCACCCGATTTCATATTAGATAAAACAACATCAGCTTTATTTTCATTCAAATCACGAACAATTCTCAAAACTCTACCTGCAAAAGAAGCCAATTCAGCAATAGCTTTTACATCTTCAATATTTGCTCTTTCGTCTTCTCTCGCTTCATTTTCTCTAAGTGTTGTAGAAACTTCTCCTGTGGCTTGATTGATTGCATCATTCATTGCAAGACCTACTTCCTCAATACTTCTCGCTTTTCTAACTTTGTCTACCAATTTTTTAAGTGCTGGTAAAGTAGGACTAAATGTACTTAAGTTAGAATTGATATATTTCAAGATTGCCTCAGCATCCATAAAGCCCATTTCATCGGCTTGATTTGCTAATTGGTCCATAGAAATTCTCAATTTATAACTCATAGCATCATCACGAAGATTTTTCTTAACCGTTTTATCGAAATCTGGGTCCAATAACAAACCTTCAATGGTTTGTCTATATTCCATACCAAAGATTGAATCTAAGGCCTTTAGAGGAATCGCCATGTTATATAGGGCTTGGAAGATTGATGTATCGTCAAATTTGTAAATTGGTCCGCTTGGATTTGTTACTGGAGCAGCAGCATTTGTTTGCAAAGCCATAGTTCCTTCATCTGGGAATAAACCTTCTTCATTTTCAACAAAAGGTACTCCTTCTCTAAGGTAATCTACAATTTGTTTCAAACTCATTGTAGTTATATATTTATCTACAAAATTTGTAATTCCTTGTTGTCTTCTATTCCAATTATCAGCATATTTCTGCCAAGCTTCTGTAGCAACTTTTGATACATAAGCATTGTAGAAATTATAGAATTGGTTTGCTAAAGGACTAGTACGCATTGCCTCGTGACCGTAGCGATTAAACAAAGTAGCCAAAATTTCTTCTTCGGGCATATTTGGATAATTCTGTTTCATGCTCTCATAGTCTGATTTAACTTGTGCAGAAGAATTATTTGTTCTCTGAGACCGAGACCTTTTGACTGTATAAGTGCTTGTTACAGGATCAATATCATCTTGTTCCATTGCATCATACATAGGTTGAATGAATTTTGGGTCTTGACTAATCTTTTGAGCTGTAACAGGAGGTAATTCTATTTGTTTGGTATTTCCTGGGTCCACATAAAAAGGACTGAATGTTTTTCTAGCGAAATTATTATATAAATTCAAACGAATATTTTTACCCAAACTGTCTGCTACAGGACTAAACGTAACACCTTTTACATCTACATTTTGAAATAAACTCTGAACTTTATTGATAATCTGAGGAAAAACAGTTAATAAATCTTCTCCCCAATTTAATAAATCTCCATAAGTGCCACTTTCTGGTCTAAAAGAAACATCAACATAATTGTTATATAAACTACCAGTCACTTGCATTGTTACATCTTCAGTACCAACAATTTCTAAGATTGGTTTAAATATTTCTTTTTTTGTTCCATCTGCCAATCTTTCCATTTTTTTAATCCACATCAAATCACCATTAGCATCTCTTCTTTGTTCTTTGATTTGTCTAGTTGCTACAAACGTACCTTTTCTACTACTACTACCTTTATTTACATCATAAACATTAGCATTGATTGATGTCATGTTTTTATAAGCATCATTAAATTTATTAGTAAATTCTTTTCCGCTTATGGGATTTTCACTATAAAAATCAACACCATTATCAATTAATGCTCTTTTTGTTCTTTCGTCTATTTGAATGAATTTTACTTTATCATAATTATTTAAGATATCATCGAGATTAAATTTAACACCACTATTCATTAATCGTATAGCTAAAGCTCTACGCAATTGTTGTTCTTGCTCAAGCATGTTAAAATCTATTCTACGTTGATTTCTAGTTGCATCATCTTCATTATCAATAGCATCACTTAAATCTTGCCCAAAAATTTTATTTAGCATATTTAAACCACGAACATAAAATCCGCCAACATTTAATCCCAAAGCCTCAGCAAAAAAATCATATGCCGTAGATGTTGTTGGTTTAGAAAGTGGTGATTTATAAAAAGTTATGTTATTATCATTAAGATAAAATTCTTGTGCCGATAAATTTTCAACAATAAAATCGTAAACAATCGATGAACCAGCATATATTTTTTCATATTCTGAATTAGGGTTTTCTCTATTTTTGTCACTAACTTCATTTGACCAATCCCCAAGATGTCTAAGAATTGTATCTATATCGTTAACTTTTATTTCTGTTAAATTATTTTGAATAAAATACTCATTCATATTTGCAAAAGCACGCATTGGAATTTCTTCAAATTCATTATTTATATCAAATAATTCAAAATTTGAATTTCTTTTTGAAATTTCTTTTACATAAGGAAAGTTTGTTATAAATCCGTTTTGACCATACTGATAAGAAGGGTCATTTGCTAATACCAATTTATCTTCATTGGCAAAATAATCTCTATCGATTAATTTTTGAATATCATCTAATTCATTTTTTACAGATATATTAATTTGTGGACTTCTTGAAATCTCATCAGTAAAGTCTTCATCTCTTTTAAAAGCATTTCTTGGATCAGATAATAAATTAGCCAAGTACCATAATGGAGCATCTGCACTAGGAATTTTAATATCTTTAACATTGATTTCTTTAAATCCAAAGTTGTTTTTAAACATTTCTACTATTGTATTCCAAACATCTTTCAATGCTTTATAAATACCAGTTTTAGCTTCATAGTTTTCAGAAACCATGTTACCAAATGCTTTAATTAATGATTTTTCAACAGCATCTGAAAGTTCATTAGAGTCAAGATCCATTGAAAAAGCATGTCTTTGAGATTTAACATCAAATATTTTTTCTATTGTGTTTTCTCTAAGATATATATTTTTTGTTTCTTGAGTACCTTGATAACCATCAAATATTTTATTTATATTGTTTTGCAAATCTAAATAAAAATCAGATTGTTTATCATTCAGCAAACTTCTAATCAAACTCATATACTGAGTTATATTATTTTTCTTAAGCATTTCTAAGAACAAACCACTGAATGCGTATAAAGGAGTATTTATTGTAGCATTCGCTAAGTTTATAGAAAATTTACCATCCTTTCCTCTAGTCCATGCTCTGTTATCATCGAAATCAGTATAGAAATCGTATTCAGTTCCTAGTCTCTTAGCAAATTGGTCAGCAACGTTTGAAATGACATCAATTTCAGTTTGACGGTTTGCTATACTTCTTTTGATTGTAGGTTTGTTTAATGCTATTTGTCTTCTTTCTTCTGCCGTTAATGTACCTTTATTATTCTTTTGACTATCTGGTAAACGTGTTCCAGGCTGAATTCCTTGAGATGCCATACCTGCAACAGTTGTTTTTTTACCAAAACTCATAGACTCTGTGAAATTATCATTTACACCGTATTCTCCATCTAATAAGAAATGGTCATAGCCGGGTACTTTAGCATTAAATTGTGGGTGTACTAAACCTTTGGTCTGTATGCTTTTGAAATCGGCATTTGGATCTAAAGTAAAGCCACCATAAACTGAGCCCCATTGGCTAGTTATGTTACCATCTTTTACAAATAAATTTTGAACTAGTTGTTTTTCTCCGTAGGTATTATGAAATCCCATTTGAGATATACCAGCTTCATTCAGAGCTCTTTTGAAATCGTTTGTAGATTTATCTATCTTAGTTTCTTCTGTTGCTGTTAAAATACTTTTAACTAATTCTTGTCTAAAAGGAAATGCATATTTACTACTACTTAATTCTTTTATAAAAGTATTTACAGATGGAACACTAGAAAAATCAGTTGCTTTTAATAAAGGAGAGAATGTACTCAACATCTCATTTTGTAATTTATTCCTTAATTGATCAAGGGTTGCTATATCATCATCCTTTTTCGCTTTTTTTATCGTCTTAACGTCTTTCTTATCTTTAGCAAAATTATAAATAATCGCATCTCTATTTAATAAGTAATCGTTAAACTTATTAGCCATTAAATCAGAAGTTTCTGTTTTGTTAATCAGATTAGGCAAAGCACCAAATCCATATTTTAACGCATAATGGTTACCTAAAGAAGCAATTGGAGCACTTGTAGATATTAATACCAAAACTGGTTTTCCGTTGTTACAAGCTGCCGCATTACGCATTGTAGTCTGCACTGTACCTAAGTTAACACTTGCGAATCCAATACCAGCTTCAATGTTTTTCTTAGCGGCCATATAACCGTATCCGCCCATTACAAATTCATTTGTATCAGGATTAACGAAGAAACCAGTATTGTCACTCATTATTAACAATATTGCTCCATCGTGTTGTTTGATTTTATCTTCTAGAGAGAAGACTGGTAAATCAAGTGCCAATCTTTGTGCTCCCGGTCTTTTAGTAAATTGGTCTAAAGCAGGCTTGATATTATTGGTAGAACGTCTTATTAAAACTACAGTTCCGTTTTCAACATTACCCTCTGCCAATTGTTCCATGTCTACATTATCTGGAATCATGAAGTTGTTACGAACAGGAGTAAATTTAGATTCATCAAATGCTTGTCCTGTTGCCAAAGTTGTACCTATATAATTAAAGAAATCAGCTGCTCTTTTTTGATTACCATAATATGCAAAAACATCTATTCCTATTTTATTTTTTACAAATTCAGAAATTGCTGCCAATACTTTTTGTACAAAATTTTGTTCTATAGGACTTTCTGCTCTACTTAATAAACCACCTAACTGAGCCAAAAATTCTTCTGCTTTTTCAGATTCATTGTAACCTCCTTTAGCAATAAATGTATTTATCGATGCTCCAAAGTCTCCGACTATTCCATTTAGAATAGCTTTCATATCTGAGATTGCTTGTTCATCGGTTTCGTATCTTAGGAAATTACCATTTTCATCTTTTATTTCTTTTGAAAAAGCTTTTGATAAAATTGCATGTGTTATTTCATGAGCTACAACATCTAAATTTGCTAATTTAGTTGTATCAGAAAGATTAATATGAATTTCTCCGTCCTTAGTATTGATAAATGCTCCGTCTGTATCTAAATCAGTTTCGTTTTGGTTTGTAAATTTGCTTATTGTTTTTTGAAAATCTTGCAAATTAGTATGTACAAATATTTTTCCTTGAGGAAATAAACTCTGAAAAGTTTTTATTTGTGTTTTAACATCATTTAGAATTTTACTTGCCTTAACATTATTTTTATTTGCTTCGATTAAAGAATCTACTTCTGTTTCAACAGTCGCATCAAAAACAGTTTTGTTCCCGTTTTCTTTTGGTATTTCAAGCGGTTGTGCAATAGGAGCTTCAGTTTGTACTTCATTTACTCTATCTTCTGTTTGTTGAGCAACTTCGCTTACTAGTTCATTATTAACTTCACTTGTAGTTTGCTGAGAATTTCCGTATTTATTAGTAATATCTTTTAAATTGTTGTGAAGCTCGTTGTCTAATTCTTTGTCTGTTGGTGTATTAGGTTTATTACTATTTCTATCTTTTTGTGCTTTTTCTTTTTTATTAGCATGTTCTTGCCTAGCTTTATTTATTTCGCTAAACCAATTTTTTATTTTTGAATATTGACCAGCTGCTTCTTCAGCATATTTAGTTAGAGTTTCGTCCTCAGTATGAATTGTATAAACACCTTCTGCAAGGGCCGCAAATACTTTACTACTTAAATTATTATCTTTTTCTAAAAATTCTCTAAGAGATTTACTATCATCAGCGTAAACTATTTTATTCTTGCTGTCACGTATAACACTTATATCAGCTTTTTTAGTTTCGTCTTTTAAAAGTGTAATTGATTGATTAACATCTTTTATTTTTTTATCAATTAAATCTTTTTTCTCTTGGGTCTCAGCAGCATTTTTCTCTTGTTCTAAATCATGTTTTTCAGACATTTTAGTTACTAATGCCGTTCCTCTTGCTTCATCTTTAACCGTAGCTTTTGCAACCTCAGCATACTCTGTAACTCTATTTATTGTAGTAATAGTATTTTTATATTCTAATTCACTCAATACACCCTGAACATATAACAATTGAGTTAAAGCTTGACCTCCTTTTTTACCTTGAGTATTTAATACATCTACCATTAAAGCAGAAAGACCTTTCTGTCCAAAAGCTTTCATTGTTTCTTGTGCTATCTTTTCTCTTTTCAACTGACCATAAGTATCAAACATATTACTTACCGATGTTGTACTTGTAGAACCAAAACCTGTTTCAAGAGCTGTGCCCCAATCAAAATTATCACCCCATGGTGTCAATGATGCTACATCACCCGTCTTTTTATTTCCTTTGCTTTTTTCATAAGCAATTTTTTCACTAAATTTTTTACCCGTAATTATTTCGTAAGAATTTTTTTCACTGAAATAATTTTGAAATCTTTCTTGTCCACCATACTCTTCAAGGTTCGATAATGCAACTTTTGTTGTTCCTATTTTAATGGCATCAGTTATATTATTAATTCTTCCAAATTTACCAAGCATTATCTGCAAACCAGCAAAATAAGTCCAAGTCAATTTGTGCTGATCTTGTAATGCTCTATACGCACCAAATTGTGCTTTGCTCAGAGACCCAGTGGCTGAATAAATATCTTTATAAGTACCATATACTTCTAAAGCATCATCAGAAGCTTTTTCTACTAATGCTCCAAAAGTAATTGAACCAGGTACTCTTTTAAGTGCTAATGCTGTACCAACACCAATAACCGTAGAAGGCAAACTTTTTAAACTAGTCAATAAACCTGTTCCAAAAAAATCTGCAATATTACCAGAACCCTCTCCAAAAGTTCTAGCCATATACTCAGTAAAAGACTCGCCTTCTAGTGGGGTAAACTTAGCCATACTAGGGTTGAGTTGTTCTACATCAAGCTGTGCTGCATTAAATGCATAAGCTTTAAAATAATCAGCTAGTGAATTATTACCTCCTCCATATTCATCTAATATCTGTCCAAATCCTGTTAATCCTTCATACCAAGTTTTAGCAATTGTTAAACCCATTCTATACCCAAAAGAAGTTTCTAAATCTGCTGCTTTTTGTTCGGCCGATTTATTTTCTTCATACCAATCCTCTACTTCTTTTGAAATTTGTTCAACGTCATCAACAAGTTTCGTTACGGAAATATCGTCATAGTTTTTCTTTAACTGACCTGCCTTAATATTAAACTCTCTATTTAAATCTTTTAATTTATCTTTTATGCTTCTGTTTTCTTCATTTGCAGCAGCTAAAATTTGTTGATTTGTTCGTGTTTGTAATATTAATAAATTATCTAACTCTGAGTTAAATTCATTAATTTGATTTTGATCAGTTAAAGAATATTTTTGAGTATTTGCGTCATAAAACGGTTGATATTTTTCTTTAAATTTACTAATTTGATTTTGAATATTTTGCTTTGCTGGTTCAACAAAAGAAAGTAACCGTGCTTTACTTTCTATACTTAATTTTTCAGCATTAACTTTAACTTCTTTAAATAAATTATCATATGTCGGTTTAAAACCATCTCTGATTTTATCCTCCATATTTTCCAAAGTAAAACCAGGATGTAAAACTTGTAATCTTTTATCTATTTCTTTTGTTTTAGTTAAAACTTCTAAACCTTCTTTTACATTCTTTTCAATTGTATTTTTTAATACATGATAAGAAGGCGTTTGCTTAAACTCTTCATATGTATCATATTGTAATCCGAATATAGACTCATTAAATAATTTTTCAGTGTATTTTTCAATTGCTTGAGGATTAGGAAGTAAATTAAATTCAACAGCGTTTCCATTTATTCCAACTGCGGCATCGCTGTCCACAGTAGTAGATAATTCTTTTACTACTTTTTCATTGAATTTTTTATAACCAACTGGTTCAGTTGTAGTTATTCCATTTCCTGTAGACCAATCTTCAGCAGCTTTTGAACCTTTGGTTTCAAATAAAGAATCTGCTCCTATACCAATTAAAGTATTTTCAAATGATTTTGATAATCTATCTTCAGATTGTGACGTTAAGGCTTGTCCTTGGAAAATTGCTTTATCCACAGGAGATAAATTTTCCTCATCTTTAAGTGCATTAACCAAACCAATAGTAATAGTATTGGTAGTAAGACTTGCCCAATTTGACGGTGTCTCTACTTGATATTGTTCTTTATATCTTGTGTCGTAGTTCTGAGCCGCATCTAAAATCTGTTGGTCGGTATCACGAAGTTGTGGAACTTCAGTTGTGGTTTCAGAAGTATTTTTTGGTTTTTGAGGAAGACTACTCCCAATCGAAGCCAATTCGGAAGCTGAAATGGAATCCTCTTTTTTTTTTACTACTGGCTCTCCAGTAAGTGATACGGGTTCACCTTTGTCAACTTGAGTAACTGCTTGATTTTGTTCTACACCTTCAACTTCCTTGAAATTATAAATCTCTTTTGCATGGTCTATGAGTGCAGGATTTTGAGAAATATAATCGTCAAAATGTTGAATAGTAGGAAAATCTGTTTTAAACGAATTATCGTTATTGTAAAAATTGTTGTATAGTTCTGAATAGTTACTCATTATTTGTCAAATTTAAAATTATTTATGAAATTATTATAATCATCTGCTGTAATTTTTCCGCTTTGGAAATCTTCCATTTGTTTATATAATTCTGGTTTATATTTTGGATTTTTTTCTACAATTAATTTCATGCGTTTTTGATACTCGTTTAATTCTTTTTTATATGCTGCCATTTTATCCAAAGCCTCTTGTTGTTTAGCAACAGGGTCTTTTCCTCCTAGATTAAGTTGTAAATTACTTCCTGAGACCGATACTGGTGCAAAATTACCGTTGTCGAATTCATAATACATATCAAATTTACTATTTGTATTTATTTCGTTTCCGTATTGAGGTTGCGGTACGCCATTAACCATTTTATATGGTAAAATTGTTAAGCCAGTCAACGCTACTTTTACATTTTCTTGTTGGTTTTTAACAGGTAGGAGATTTCTATCTACAGTACCTTTTACTACTTGCCAACTTTGCTCTGATTTTTCTATAGGTCTAATATTTGAAAATCCTATAATTGGTTTATCAACATTTACAAATTTACCAGTAGCATCTTTAGTACTTATTCTTGCATTAAGATTATATATATTCTTATTAAAAGCATATGGTTTGTCTGGTTCACTCATATTATTATAAATCTTTATTCCACCAGGAAGACCTTTATATTTAGCTTCTAAGAACGGAGTCCCATCCTTAATCAAAGCATCTTTAACTTTCTGAGTATTTTCTGGACCCATATTATACACATCTTCTCCTCCTAAATCTATTTGTTTTTGGTCAACATATTGTTCTAAGAAAGGTTTATCGTTCATGAATCTATCGTTTACTGTACTTTCAACACTTTTCACATAAGCTGGGTCTACTCCATTTTGTTTAGCCCATAGTTTTGCATCCGCATCTGTAGGTAAAATAACTTGTTCGTGAAATTGTTTATCTCCTACTTTAATAATATTTTTTCCTTCAAGTGGAGCAATTTGTCCGAAAGAACTAGATAATTCCTTATTTACATCTCTTCTAGGAGTACTTGTGATTCTATTATAGTCTATTGTTAAATTTTGAGGATCAATATTAGAAATCTCAGCAGGATTAATATTATTTCTAAATGTTTCAATCCTATCTGCTTTATTCATTTTATCATACAAATCTCTATCTCTTTTGCTATGAAATAAAGATGGATTTTCGATTGCTTTTTTAAATCCATTATAATTATCAGATATTTGTTTTAAATTGGCAGCTCCTTGCACATAGTCTGCACCAACTTGTGTTGCTTCGTTTATCCAGTTAGGATTTCCACTTTGTTTTCTTTTCAAAATATCCATAACAGCATTTCCGTATAGTTCTGCTGCTGGTTTTTCTAATAAACGATGTAAACCCTTAGTTGGGGTAATTGATTTTAATACAGCATTGTATGCATCATTATCTTCTTTGTCTTGTTTTGCTTTTAACTTAGCAATACTTGCTGCAGTTGCAGCTCCTGCTTTTGCAGCATCCGTGGCAATGGTAAACTTACCACCCCACATTCCTGAACTTAAAGGTGTAACTGCCATTTTATTTTACTTCGTTCCATTTAGCACCGTCCCATTGCCATGCTTTTCCATTGGCCATAGCTGATTGTCCTATATAAGGATTTGATAAAGCAGATAAAGAAATTGGTATATTATCAGAAAGATTATTTCCTTTTCCTATAGTTGTTCTGAAAGCGTTTCCGCTACTTAATAAACTAGGGCCTTTTGGAAGATTTACTTCTGGTACTATTGGTGTTGTCGGTGTTGTTGGTGTTGTGTTTTTACCCATTAGATAATTCAAGTATTTATCATTCTGAGCCCCAGCAGCATATCCGCTTACTGCATTACCAAAATTCTGTAATGCATATTGACTCATCCCTTGAATATTTTGTCTAGTTTGAGCATAGTTCTGAGCAGCTATACCAGTATCCTTATCTCTTTCTCCTTGCAATTGTTGATTTACACCCATATAAGCACTTTGTCCTCTTTCTCTTGCTGCTTGGTCTTGAGCTCCTAGATTTAGTCCAAAGTTTACATTATTCAATGCTCCCATTCTAGAAATTGCATTAGACAATTGTCCACCGCTGTTTTCTGTTGCTGCTCTATATGCCCCTGCTTGTTGAGTATTAAAAGTATTGCTTGCCAATGCTTTAGCTTCTGGAGACATGCCTTGTTTCATTTGTCTCTCGGCCAAGAATCTGTTTTGCTCTAATTCTTGACTATTCTCTCTATATGAAGGTTGTTTTTGACCCTCAAAAGATTTAGCGTCAGTCATTGCTTTTATTCCTTGAAAACCAGAAATACCAAGTTGTGCCAACATGGCTATTGTAAATGGATCCATAAATACAAATTTAGTTAATTATTATTGATTATACAAACGAGGCATTACTCTAAACTTAACGATAGCGTTAATCAGTTTTTGACCCACGGATGTGCTTTTTAAATTTATTTTAATTTTAATCCATCTGCCCCACAATCTGCTAGTATTATTAGAGTTTACTCCTGTTCCTGTGGAATCGTTTTTGATATTGCTATAGTATAAATCTTCTCTCAAATCAAAATCATTCTGCACTAAGAAAGAAATATGATTCTTAGTTGTGAAGTTTGCAGCATATGGTTTTTGTTCACTTGCTATTTGCAATGCTTCAAAGTTCTTTGATATATTAGGTTCATAGTTCATCACCATTTCTATGTTTGCATCTTGTGCTGTTCCGTAGAATGTACTTTCTGAACCCGAATCATGAAGATATATTCTATTTGAATTTGAAGGGTCTACACTAAAGAAATTGTTGTTGTAAGGGATATAAAGATTTGGAAAATAAGTATGAAAACAAATAAATCCATTTTTCAACTCATCGTAAACTAAAGTAATTGCTTTGTCTGAAATACCATCATTATATTTGAATGTCATAATAAATTCCGAGTATCGATCATTCCAAATACCATGTATACCTAAACCACGTAAATTTTCGGGTGTATTTGTATTATATTTAGCATTATTTAATAGATACGATAACATTCCTTTATCACTAATTACTCTAGAACCATCTTCTCCAAATCTCATTATTTTTTGCAATCGGTCATTAAACCAATAAGCAGTTTCTTTGCCTCCTGTTGTTTTACCTTTTATTACGGACCATTTTTTACTTGTACCGGTGTTAGTTATTTCTTGTCCACGAGAAACTAAAATAGAACCGCTACCAATTACGATATCACTTCCATTATCACTACTAATAGCAGACGGGTCTCTGAAATATTGTCTCTGTACACTTTTTTCTTGAAATGTATAAAAATTATTATTTATTATTTCATGATGTGTTATTTCTCCTAGAGTTACATCTAAATCAGCAAATGATGATGGTTGAAATATTCTATAATTATCTTTTAGTGATCCAATTTCTTTTTTAGCACTCCACGCAATACTTCCAAGTTTATTTCCATCAAATGTATTTTTTGAATCATACGATTTTTCAGTAATTGTATTGTCTCTATAATCATAAGATTTGCTATATGTATTATTGTTTGATACGCTTAATTGTTGTTGAGCATATGCAAATAGACCACTACCTATACTATTTGCTGGAATTGTTAATATAGATAAGTTTCTAAATATTACCCCTGTTCCACTTACCCAACTACCTTGTGGCAATGTTCCATAAAGATCACTTCTTACTGTTATTTGTTTTGTTATTGTATTTACAGAAGTAACAATAAATACGTCACCATCATAAGTAAAAGGAGAATGGCCTGTATCAGTAAGACTTCCGCTTATATAGATTTCTGTTCCTACTACAATATTGTCTACATTGTCTAAAACTATAGCTGATCCACTAAAACTAACAAAATTATAGTTATAGAGTTTATAATAACTACCAGTATAAATTTTATTTACATATTGAGGGAAAGAATAACCAGAACCTGTATTTGTTCCATCCCATTCAGTATAATAATACATTTGCGTATTTAATACATTTTGAGAATACATACCTACTACATAACCAGCACCTCCAGAAACATTTCCGCTTGGTTGACCCATTCTGAGCAACATATAAGTTTTCTGATTGAAAACATCTCCTCCAAATACGTCAGAGTTAATATTACCCAAATCTGTATTTTTTAAAATATATAAATGCCCAGTAGATTGATATACGGATAATTCCTTGTTTGCTGGATATTTAAGTCCTGCTCCAATATCTCTAAAAATCTGTCCATAGTAAACTCCATTCACACCTCCTAATGTATTAAATGCGTTTGTTGTTAATTTAAATACATTTGTTTCTCTACAAGCTGCTTGATCCCATGATGTTCTAAGTCCAGCCCAAAGAGTATCTGTTCCATCAAGTTTAGTACTACCTGCTTCTATATAAAAATTAGTATCTATATTGAAAGAATTAAACACTGAAGTTGTATCATAATAACCACTATCTTCTTTGAAAAGAGAAGTGTTTATTGTTCCTGATCCACAGCTTCCGCTTATTTCATTTATTGGTTTAGATTCTTTAGTTAATAGTATTTTATCATTTATTTGTTTTTGATAACTCGCTCCATTTTTATTATAATAATAATCAGGAGAATAAAAGAAAATATAGTTTCCTTTATTGGTACTATAATAACGCTGAGTATTAGCAAATACATTATTATAACTCCCATTAGGATAATTAGTAACCAATGCTGAATTATTGCAATCCATGAACGGAACAATTTCATTAGTCTTTGCTTTTGCTCCACAATAAAAATATCCAGTTGCTATAACCTCTGGAATTCTTTCACTTCTAACAAACCTAATTGCAGAAATTTGATTTCTTAATGGTTGACCATTTACAACATAATCTAAGTTTATATTTGAAAAATTCGCATAATAAATATATACATTTTGCCCAGTTGAATCAGTTAAATTACAATCAGAAAATGTAGAGCCAGTTCTTCTATTGTCAGAAAGATTCCAGTTACTGCTTTGATTATCAAATCTAATATCATCTACCCAATACGGAAGACTCCATTTACTAGTTTGTTTCCATTGTACCTGAACACCAAATCTATATGTATCATTATACATATAAGATGTATTACTTACTACGTTATTTGGATTTATGTATTCGTTTAGAGAAAAATTAATTTCTGGAGTCGTTAAATCTGTTACTTTTCCAATAGAGGATATTGTTTTTCTTTTAATTGTATGTGTAAACGAACTAGCCCATGTATTTAAATTAGAATCAACTTGTAAAGATATATTTGACATAGTCATTCTATTATCAAATATTTTTAATGTTTTTGCTCTAGTATATTTTTGAGTTATACTTAATAATTGAGAAAAACTCAATTGTATATTTTCTTGTCCTCTATTATTATGAACAACACTAATTTCAGTATCATTATTTCCTAATGGAAATCTTTGTACAATGAGTGCTTCTTGTGATTCTCCTTTATACTCAATAACAACTAATTCAAAATAAGAAAAAATACCAGGAGTAATATTTTTTACTTTCATTGTAACAGCTTTATCTGTTATTATTGATGGTAGATTTCCTGTAATTTTGTATGGACTATTTAAATCAGCTTCAAAAATATTTATTGGATTTGTTGGGTATAAAAAATCAGTTGTGCTATAATCAACAGTAAGAAATCTTCCGCTGTATCTTTTATTACCAGATGTTAAAGAACCACTTCCTTGAATAACTTCTAAGTTATCAATATATGCAGAAAAATTAGGAAGTATCAAAGATGATTCTATATCTATTGTTTGTAAATCATATTTTCCTCCTGTATTAAATCCATTATCAAGTAGTCCATTTGTTGTTCTTTTTAATGCTGATTTTAAATAAATAACTCTTGGGGCATTTAAATTATCTGTAAAATATAAATTAATCTGAGACCCTAATTTTTCAATTTCACATTCTATTTGTTTATATTTCGAAAATGCTAATTTTTTACTTCTAATTAATGTTCTATAATTAAAACTAACATTATTATCTGTAGAATAAATAACACCAATTTCACTAATTAAAGAAATCTCACCGCTAGATACAGCATTACTCGCTGCAAATACAAAAATATCATCGTCAAGTTGTTTAGAACCAATAATAGAAAAAGAACCAGATGTCGCAACATATTCATTTGTTAATATAGTTTCACAAACTATTCCTGTTGTATTGTCTACTTCTAAAAAAAAGTCTCCAGATGCAACAACATCAAAAGTACCAATATTTCCATTTACAACAATATTACTATATGTGAAATATCCTGTTATTACACTTTCTATTGCTCCTTGTAATTTATGAATACACGCTAAAGTTAATGGTATTAATGTTCCACCTGTTCCAATAGTGGTTATGTTAATCGCAGCTCCACCAGAAGTTAAAGATAGTTTAATTGTATTAGCATTGACATATATTACATAATATGTTGTTGTTGATGTCAATGGGGCTGGAAGACTTGTTCCTACAAATTTAACGGTATCGTTTGTTTGTAAATAGTGAGGATTGGTAAATGTTATTGTATCATTTGCTATACTTACATCGGTAGATGCAAAAATATCTCTTCCATAAGAAACAGAACCCCCAACACCAACAGCTGGAATTCCAGATACATATTCATAATTCAAATAAAATAAACCAGAATGAGTATTTATTGAACCAGAAATAATATCTGTAACGTCTATTTTTACTTTAAACTTTTTACTATCGGAAGGATAATTGGGTATTCCGTTTTGAACACTAGGAGAATATATTGCTGGATCTAAATTTAACTGAGATAATGCATTTCCTTTAATAGGCATAATACCTGCGAAGTTTCCCCCGTCTGTTTGACGATGGCGAATGTTATTTGCATCGGTATAGTTACCTTGATTTACATAAGATACATCAGTATCTTTATCCATTATTCCTGATGGAGTTACTCTTACTTGAGCCATTAAATATTAAATAATTTTTGGTTTTGATATTCACGTTGATAATTTTGAATTATAGCAACGCCAAAGTCTTTAAAGTATCTACGTGTATATTTCCATCCGATATAAGCAACAAGCATGCGTTCCCAATCATCTGGAATAGAAATATTACCGTGCTCGTCTTGTTTTAAGCCATAGTATCTAAAACTTACTTTAGTACCATCTTGGATATTTTTAGAACTATCGAATATAACAACGTTGTCTTGAACCGTATAATCAATATCCGGACAGAATTTTTCATTATTGCTACAAAGGTATATTCCAATTATTTTGGACCACCCATTAGGTAGTACTATTTTACCATCATTTACTTCTAATGGAGTATTTTTCTCCACTAGTAATTTAGGTGTTCTATGAGACCGAATTGCTTGGTTAACCAATACTTCAAACCACAGAGCATTGTTCTCATATGAAGCATTTAATTCTTCGGCAGCAGATGCTATAATATCTTCTATTTTCATTATTTAGGTATTCTAGAAATATTGTCAGTTCCTGAATCAGTGACACGTGTAGTTTTCTTAAACAAGTCAGCTGCAATCATTTCAATAATATCGTGCTTTAAATTGGCATCAATCGGATAATGATCATTATATTTATCAAAATTAGGTATAGTTGTAGGGTCATTAAAAATACCTCTAACTTGAATATACTTTAGTTTTCTATTATTATAAATAGTAAGTACTCTTTTTCCTTGAGCTAAATGCTTATAGTCCCAAAATATATTATCATTTTTTAAAAATAAAGAGTGTCTAGTCAAATTAGTAAATCCTTTTCTAATTCTCGCAAAAGGTTTTAAACCATTTACATGGCCTACATAAACGAATCCATCGTTTTGACCATCTGTAGTAATTACATTAGGACAATCAAAATTTACAAATTCACAATTAGCATCGGCATCCGTAAATCTAAAATCTACAGTTTGTACCCAAGAATCATTTATAAATTTCCCAAGTTTAATCAAGTAGCTAGAAATTAAATGTGCTCTAGCAGCATGTATTTTTGTTTCAATGTATTCATCGTCAAAACGTGATTCATTGTAGCTCATACCGCTAAGCAAATCACTTTTGATTTCGTCTACTATTTCTTGTAGTATAATCATTATGGGTTTTGAATAATATCTTGTAAGGCAGATTGTTTACCTTGGTAGTCTTTTGTCTGAGACGCAAAGTTTAACACACACTCGTCCATTATATGGTATAAGAATTTTTCAGAGTAATACGATAATAAATCAATAGTCGTATCAGTAACACTGATTTGCACAGGAGGTACTCTTACATAATCAATTTTAATCGTTGTAGGAAAAGGAGTTACTCTTACAGATCTAAATGCTCCAGTACTATTATTTAAAAATTCATATCTAGGAGTTACAATATTTGCTTTATGAAAAGAACCTGCTTTTCTTGTAGATGACATCTGTCTAGTTTCTCTATCGAAAAACCAAATATATGTTCCTGCTGTTGTTGCATAATTACCACTAGAATCTACAGCTTTAAAATTATCTCCATTTAAATAATTAACTGTATATGTAGTTCCCGATAATTTTATTGTACTCCCAATTCTCAAAGTATTATCTACACATGTCAATAAATTACCAACCGCAGTAACTGTAATATTAAACTGATAAGATGCCAAAATACGCATCGTATGTAGATAATAAGGTATTTCATTTGCTGGTGGTGTAGGAGTAGTTACAGTAGCATTTAATGTACATATACCAGATGATGGTGTTGCTGAAAAATCTTTAATAATCAAACCAATTAATTCATCGGCTTCTTTTTCGAATGACAAATCATGGTACATTTTATCAATAGTACGATACATAGTTTCTCTAATCAAAGAGTTAGCTTTTGTATTGTCTAAATAAGCTGAATAGGCTTTATCTATTTTTTGTTGTAAATAAACCCAAAAGTCTTGTCCGGTCATTATATACAAATATAACAAAAAAGGGTGAGAAAACCCACCCCTTATTGTAACCTATATAATGACAAATCAATCTTCTTTTAATTTTCTAGCTTTTCTTTTATCTAAAGCTGTGCCTACTGGCAACAAATCTTTTAATTCTTCTGGAATTTCTAAAATTGCAACTGTTTCAAATTGCATGATTTCATTCTTGTCAAATTTGTCAACTTCAGGCTTAATGTAGTTTTCAAACAAATCAGAATTAGTCATAATCAAAGCTACAACTGAATCTACCGTTGTACCTGCATTTTGTCCTGCTACTTTATAAACAGATTGATCTTTAGTTACAATACCATAACTTATAGCTTTATTTGCATAAATAGTTGCAACTTTTTCGTTTTGACGAGTAGATAAGAATGTTTTAACAAAATCTCTTCTTGCTACAGCAATACCATTTAATGTTAATCCAACTAAATAAAGATACAATTCTTTTTCAGTCATACTTCTAGGATTTCCTCCTAAAGCAAAAGCTAAATTGAATTGGTCCGCAAAACTCATAGCAGAAACTTCAGAAACAACTTCTAATTTTCCAATTAATGAATCATATTCAACTTTAATTTTTTCATTTTTAATTTCAAATTTAAAATGTTCCGCAATCAAATTAGGATTAGTATATCCATCGGTAAATATTAAAGGATGGTTTTTCCAAAAATCAATTACTGCTTTTTCTGCGAAATCATCTTCATCTAAAATAATTTCTAATGGATAACCGCTTTCAAAAGTATATTGAAATACTCTTTCGTTTTCATTTAAAGTAGTTAATACTTTTTTACCACTTGTTGACAAAAATACTTCTTTATCTGTATTTCTGTTTTTGTAAGAACCTACGATGGTTACATTACCACGTTGTCTTTGAGGAATAATTTGTGCTTTTATCATAAATATTTACAAATATAAATTATTTTACTTTTTAAAACAAAAAAAGAGGAAGATTTTACCTTCCTCTTTTATAAGTTGATTAATTTTTTATTTAACCAATAGAGTAGTTAAAGCAGTAATTAAAGCTGCATTATAACCAGATCCACCGCTAGGAATGTAAATATAATTCTTTTCTGCATCTCCGTGACCGCTCATTACGCTTTCACTAGTTGAGAATGCTTCGAAAATAAATACACCATAGTTAGTTCCAGATACTGGAAGACCTACTGTAGCATTAAAGTAACCAGTAGCTAACAAGTTTGCACCTGTAGCTCCTAATTCTACGTTACCAGCAGTTGAAACTACCGCAGCTAAGTTAGCACCTACACCTGCACTAAAGATAGGAAAACCTGCTTTAGCAGTAATAATCAAAGTAGTAGTACCAGATGCAGTAACACGAGTACTCCAGTAAGGATGGTTATTGATTGCTGAACGAAAAGCATCACCGATAGTTGTCGCAGTTGCTCCAGAAGCAGGAGTAGTGTGAGTAAATACGGTTTGAATTTCATTAGGCAAGTTGCTATTAAACGCTTGACCTTTTTCTGCACTCAAAGTAACACGATAGTCTGTGCTATTTGCAGCAGTAGGAGTAATGGTAATAACACGAGCTGTTTCAGCAGTATATGCTTTGTACACACCACTTTTAATTCCAATCAAAGGAATTTGAAAGTTTTGCAAAGCAGCTGGAGTAATAGCAAGAGTATTAGTACCACCAATTTTCAAATACCCAGCTTTGTTTACAGCAGTACCGTCATCGGCAGTAGCAGCAATAGAAGGGAAACAGAAATATTTTTGAGACATTGACATAATTTTATAATATTAGATAGCGAATTCAATCAGACCCATTTTGTCTGCAACACAATACAAACCACAATCAGATAAGATATGGAAGTCAACACCGTCTACATCACTAGTTCCTAAAGAAACTGATTGTCCACCGCTTAAAGCAGCTTTAATAGTTGAAGGATCGCTAGTTTCAAGACCAATCATACCAGGAACGTAGTTAGCAATTAACTCATCGTTATTGAAGTGATATTTCTGCAAAGCAGCAATATTACCAGAACCGTCCGCAGCAGGAATAGGAGTAGTATCAATGAAATAGATAGAATTACTCATTTTTGGTTTACCATTGATTGAAGACAATTCACCACGGAACATCTCGTCATCTAATAAAGCCCAACGAACGAATTCAATTTCAATACCAGCATAAGCGTATTTCATTACGTTCAAACCAGTTACTGAAGTTCCACCAAAGGTATTTGCAGTACCAGCATATTTGATATAATCTCCTAAGATAGTTTGCAAACGAGCCAAAGCAGAAGAGCCCATCAAAGCAATAAGTTTACGTCCACCTTCAGCAGATACACGAACCATTTGCTCCAAGAAATCATTGAATACACTTTGAGACAATTCAGAAGTCAAAGACAAGTAAGAACCACCGTTGTTGATGATTGACCAACGAAGACCACCAGTAGTGTAATATTCACCATAAGGACCTTGTTTGATTTGTCTTTCAGAGAAAGCATATTTGTACTCTAATTGTTTAGCAAAAGCTTTCAAAGTAAGATCATCATAAGATCTCCACCAGAAATCGCCATTCCATTTTACAAATGAAGCGATACGATCTCTACGAGATTGGTGTGAACTTTCACGAGTTACAGCAGTCAAAGCATAGTCTGTATCTGGAGTATAGTTCAAAGTGCTCTTACCTGTGCTTGAACGGTTAGCAGAAGCATCAAAGAAACGCTTTGCATGTTGTCCAGCCAAGAAATGAGAACCAGAAGTTAAAGAAGCAACGCTATGACCAGCAAGAGTAAGAACATTACCTGCTGTATCAACGTTAACTACGATAGCTTGAACCAAGTTACCATCAGCAACGATATCCGAAATACGGAATTTAGAAGCATCAGATACTGATACGTTTAACATACCGCTACCAGTAGCAGAGTTAGAAATAATTTTAGAGTAAACACCCAAGTTTCCTAAAGAACTAATTTCTACTTTCGGTTGGTTAGAAGAGATAGAACTAGCTAATTTAGAAGTTAATTGAGTCAAAACGTTATAGCCGTAATCTTGGCTATAAACCATTGCCATTTTGTTTGGCAATGAAAGACCTTTAAGCAATAACGATTGACTTATAGGTAAGTTAGAGATGGTTGCCATTTATTTTTTTTGTTGTTGTTTGTTGTTGTTTTCCCATTAACCTGGGAACATGGTTGCAAAGGCTTCTTGTACAGCCTCAAGTCCTGAACCAACATTTTTACCAACATTCGTATAATTCTTGCTAGGATTAGTTACCTCTTTGATAACTTGTTCTTTGCCTTCGTTACGAGCTTTGGTTACGTTAGCTTTTACCATATCTGGTCCGTATTTTAACCACAGAGCGATATCGTACATTTTTTGAACATCAACAGTGCCATCTTCTTTACTCAATCTAAATTCTTTATCTATATAGTCTTTTAAATTATTTGACATTTCATCCGTAATTTTTAAACCGTATACTTCTTTATTTTTAATTGAGTCTGAATAAGCCTGTAGTTCTGTTCTGTATTGATTAGCAATAGCTTCTGCTTTTTCTTGTGCTTGTTTCTGAGTCCCAGTCAACTGTTTCAGTTTATCTTGGTTCTTTGTTTCAAACTTTTCTTTAAAGCTGTCAGCCCATTGTTTCTTCTGAAATACAGAAGCGTTCTTGAATTCGTAAATTGCTTGCTCAAGTTCTTCTTGATTCAAGTTCATAAACTCCTTCATTCCCTCTTCTACATATTTTTCATCATTCCAATCTTTAAAATCATTAACTTCATATTCTTTTACGAAGTCAGCTAATGTCTTACCGCTTTTTTTGTACTCCATTAAAAGTTTTACATCATCGTCAAGTTCAATTTCTGAAGGTTTTGACTCTGTTGTTTCCTTTAAACTTTGTTCAATCGGTTGATTGGTTTCTTCTTTTTCCCACCAAGGTTTTTCCTCAGTAGGTTCTTGGTTTTCCACATTTGTTTCAGCTTGTGGAGTGCTGTTTTCGATAGCCGTTTCGGCTGGTTGTTCTTCATTAACTGGAGCACTTTCAACAGGTGTTGGTGCTTCAGTTTTTTGTTCTCCGGATTGTTGAGCTCTCAGCTCATCCGCAATGCTACTCAGAAAATCTTCTGCCATATGTATACAAATTTATATTATTTAATTTAAAATTCCAAGAAATTATTGCATCATTTGTTCAGGAGGCATTTCTTGCCCACCTTGTTCTGGTGGTGCTCCTCCTTGTTGATCTGCGTTCATTTGTTGTTGCTGTCTCATGTTTTGCCCAACTTCTTTCATTGCAGCCATTTGCTGTTGTGCAGCTTGTTGCTGTTGCATTTGTTGTTGTTGCATTGCTTGTTGTTGAGCTTGGGCCTCAGCTTGTTCACGTTTCTTACGGTTCATGCTATATTCCAATTCAGCCAATGTTTCAGTATATGTCTTAGCTTGTTCAATACGAATGTAGTCAGCCATATCTATCATCTGATTTTGCATCGCAGCTTGTGCTTGTCCAATCAAACGCTCTCTAGCTTGGTCATCGATATAATCTTTAACTTTGATATATACTCCCAATTCTTCAAATTGAAAATCTTTGGTCATTTTCAAATATGCTTTACCACGATTTCCAACTACTGGAATTTCATTATCATCTTCTTCAGTCAAAGTAAGTTTAAATTGATTGATTGCATGTGATAAATGTTTTTCAATAAATTGAATAAATCCTTGATAAAGATATGCAGTACCCAAATTAGATTGAGCAATTGTACCTGCTTGAGTTTTAGCTCCTACATATCCAGACTGTTGACCAAGAGCAACTTTAGGAATATTTACAATTTCTTCCATCAATCTTTCTTCTTCTTTACGAAGACTAACCAATAAGTTAATATTCGGATCTAAAGTCATATCTACAACCTCAACCAATTTTTGGTCTTGGCCTTGTACAAAATCTTCTCCTGTTGTATTACCATCGGTAAGGTGAATACCCATTCTTTCGAAATCACTGATAACATCTCTTGGAGTAGAACTACCAAGTTTTTGTCTATTAATAAGATAAACCTTACCTTTAGCACGGTTCATCATTTTAGTAATTTCATTAGTAATATAATCAATACGGTCTTGGTGTTTATGCAATCTAGATACAACTGAACGAGTTTCGCCCATAGTCATATTTGGCATAAATACTTTTACTGGTAATTCTACATCTCCAGGGTTATCGTGTTTACGTACAATATTTGTATCTTCTCCATAATCAACTACATAACGGTTTCCAATAAGAATTCCTTTGTTAACTGTCTTGGTCCAAAATTGGCCTTTCTTATCTTTACGCATTTTAGCGTAATGTTCATTGCCATATTTATCGGTAGTTTTCTCATAACGCAAATCCTTCATACCAACCCAGTATCCAGTTACAACAGCAACCATAGGAACAGAGTTGTATGTGAATGCCCATGAAGTAGCATATGGATGAGTAGTTAAATCGAGCAACTGATACATATTGTTCGTTGTGATTTTTTTAATCTCTTCGATTTCTTCAATTGACAAATACTCTTGATATCTTTCAATAATATCTACAGTAGCCATATAATCTACAATACCTACGAAACGGGCCTCAGATAAAAAGTCATTGTCTTTTGCCCTATCTACAATAAGATTATGAGGAAGAATAGTTTCAAAATAAGATTTACCATTTTCAATTCTATTGTGTAATCCTACATATCCTCCAAGTAATACATAAAGAAATGCTTGTTTATATTTCTCCATGTAATAATTTCTATTTAGAATATCTTCACAAATACGAGTAGCAAGAATATCACCGTTCTCTTTGTAATCATACTCCATAAATCGATAGACATCTTCTGGTACTTCAAATTTTTTGTCTTGGTTTCCAAGCGGTTGAAATTTACTTCCAGTTGCTTGCTCCATTTGGTCAAAAAATTCTGGCATGTCAAATCGTAACAAAGCCATTTCCAATAATTGGGTTCTTCTATTGACTGCTGCTTTAGATGTAATTTTTGCAGTTGGTTCTAAGTTGTCCAACATCTTAATTACGTTACCCACCATGTAATCAATCAATGAAGTTACCTTTTGACCATTAATCCAAACTGTTGGTAAATCACATTCATTTTGGTCTTGTGTGGTGTAGTAGTAATCTTTGTTTGCTTGTTTACCTAAATAGTAAGTGAACATGCGGACAATTTCATCCACAGGGTTCTCCACATCTTCAGCTCTACGTATTCTATTTAATCGATCATTTCTTTTGTTGAAATGCGACATAATAAATTGAATATTTTCTTTAAACCATTTTTTGTCTTTTTTCTCCTTGGAGATAAATTGGTTAGGTTGACTTCTAATTGTAAATGCCATTTAATACAAATTTATGAAATAATAACGAAAAATCACAATTTTAGCATTTTAGATATTTAAATCTATACTTAGTATAAGTAATAATATTTCCTTGATGAACCACCGAAAAACCATACCCCCCTTTCCCCCCTTTCCAAAAAAGCTTAATTTTTTGCTTTTCGAAAATTGGTTCAGGTGGTAGTGGTTTTCAGCTGAGAGATACTTCCTCGACTTCGCCACACAGTCCGTTAACATACCCCCATCACAAAGTAGGGACTGCGGTGCAACATTACAACAAATATTTTTAATTGTCAAGTATATAATGACGAGGAATTAATTTTTTTATATAAAACTCAATGAATTCAGTACCTTTGACCACTAATTTTTTTTCAACTATTAGTCTAAAGATGTATTTATCGTTGAATTTATATTTCTTTTGAAGTATATCGATGAACGGTTTTACTACGTTATCAATATCAGAGGCCATATTGCTGAGACCCACAACCATGGATAATTCAATTGGACTTTTATCCCAATTCATTTCGGTGGGTGGCAATTTATACAAGAGCTCTAATTCATAGGCTTCGTATTTTTTTGATTTGAATCTTTTTCCTTGCCAAGCTTCGTTAACAGATAAAGGTTTAATTAGAACCTTGTTTGAAAATAGCAGGATATTCTTTCCGGAGGTGTTCGACATGTAATGATAAATCGTGGAATAATAATAAGTCTATTGGTAGGCCATAGTACTGAGACGCCAGTAAGACTTGATTGAGTGAAAAAATATTACTCTTATTTTTTACAAAAGAGTCATAATATTGGTCGGGAGTAATTCCCATAAATTCTTTTATGTTTGCAGAGGAGGGAAACGATTTTAATTTAGCAGAAAGAAATTCTATGTTTTTATGAAACTGAGCACTGATTGAATTCTCTGTATTTTTAATTCTTTCTTTAAAAAATATACCCTTAACTTCACTGATTAATTGAATTTCAACAAGTTTGGATAATCCTCTTTTTTTTATATTGATAATATTTTTATCTAATTCATCGACTGTCATTCTCCAATGTTTAATTCAAACTCCTTCATGTATTGTTCGTTTTCTTTAATACATCTTTTAACTTCCTTCATTACGATGATTAATTTTTGTTGATCTATTAAAGATTTACCATTTACAATATTGTAAACATCGTAATATTTAACGCCCATCTTTTCTACACGCTCTACAATACGAGCCATGTCACCTCTTTTAAGTTTAGATTTTAATTCTAAAATTTTTTCTTTTAAATCTTTATTCATAATAATATACAATTCTACAAAAAAAATTTGTAAAAATCAAATAAATACGTATATTCGCAGTACTAATAGTAAAAATTATGGGATTAAAAAATGGACTAGGTAAAAGAACTTACCTCACAATTAGAGAAGGCAAAATTGCCAAAAACATCGGTGACAAGAAGTATGAATTGTATGATTCTTTCGAAGGAGTTATCGTAGGTATGAGTACCAAAGATGGTATGTATGGACAAGAACTTTGTTTGGATTTAAAAGATGGCGGAGAGGTTTACCAACTTCAACTCCGTATCAAAGGTGAAGACAAACCAGGTCAATTGGCTAAGCAAACATCTCACTTTATTGCATTTGCACATTGTTGCCCAATCATTGACCCAACTAAACCAGTAGAGTTTATTCCAAGCTTGAAAATTGTTGATGAAAAGAAGAGAGCTGCTTTGTTCTTAAAGCAAAATGGTGAAACATTGAAATGGGCATTTAAAAAAGGAGAAGGCATGCCTGATCCCGAAGAAGTGTTCAACAAAAAAGGAGAACTTGTTTCTATTGATTGGTCTGAAGTGGAAACTTTCAGAATGAACAAAGTAAATGAGTTTTCTGCGAAAGTTAAGGAAGCAGCAAGTTTTAACAACATGATGGCTTCTGAAGTTGTACAAGATTCAAGTGATGATTTAACTCCACTTGAAGATGATGACTTACCGTTCTAATTATGCCTAGAGGAGTTAACAATACAGAACTCGCTGGTCAAATCGGAAAAAAAGTTGCACAGCCTGTCCATATGAAACACTATGGGCAGGAGCAACTGTCGATTATCCGCCAATCAAGTTTAAAGTCGGCAGTATCTTTAGTTGAAGCATTAGTGCCTCGTTTACAAGTAGAATTCTCAGTAAACGATGTAAGAATGTTGACATTAGAAACTGCTGCTATGTTCGAACAATGGGTATTGAGAGATGAAACTGGAACTAGTCAGGATTAACAAAGACGAGCAATACCAGGAATGGTTAGACTTTCGTGAAAGAGGCTTAGGTGCTTCTGAGATTGGCACTCTTATGGGTGTCAATTCTTGGAAGTCCCCAGCCGAATTATATTATCAAAAGATAGGATTGATTCCTCAGAAGCAAGTGCAGAACATGCCGATGTTTATGGGAACAATTCTTGAGCAGACAGTTGCAGATATTTTTGAGCATTGGGAGAACGATGAGGCTACAATGATTAAGAACTTCGGTGAAGGTAAAAAGGTTAGACAATTGTATGAACCAGTAGGTTACATTATTAATCCTTTATACCCCCATCTATTCTTTTCTCCAGACCGATTAATTACATCAAAAGATATCAGAGTCCGAAACTCAACGATTAACCTTGAGAATGTTGAGGCTATTGCTGAGATTAAAACCATTAATGGTTGGTCTGCTAAGCAATGGGAAGGTGGAATTCCTCCGTCTTACTATTTGCAGTTACAAACCTATTTAATGGGTCTCGGAGTTGAAAAGGGTTACCTTGTTGTCCTAAAGGACGGAAGAGACTTTACTGTACATGAATATGAGGCCGATGAAGATATTATCAGTTCCATCATAAACATCACCACAGACTTTTGGGAAAGAGTTCAACTAGGTAGAGAAGCACTTAAGAACGGGGGAGACTATGATCAGTATGCTCCACCACCAGATGGTACAGAAGCATTTAGTGAGTATTTAACCGAAAGGTATGCTAATCCAGAAGATAAGAGCATTGCTTCTAATACAGAGATTGATGAGTACATAACTCATTACTTAAAAGTCAATGAAAAAATTTCCGAGTTTGAAGATATGAAAAGAGAAGCTTCAAATATGATTAAAAACCATATGGGTAACTACGCTTTGTTAAACTCTGATATAGCGAAAGTTACGTGGAGACCTAACAAGAATGGTTCACGTATATTTAGGGTAAATGGGTAAAGGAGATAAGGAATGGTATTTAACTATGTGGCAAACGAGACAGAAGCACCAGTGCGAAGAGTGTGGTTTACATCTTCCACACTTCTCTCCGATGTTCATATCGCATATCATAACAAAAGGAAGTTATCCGAGTCTGAGGCAACATCCCGAAAACTGGATGCTATACTGTATGCAATGTCATCAGCAATGGGAGTTTGGCAAGAGGAAGGAGATGAAGACATATTTGAAAGCCATGGAGATTGCTGAGAAATTAAAAAGAGAATACCATGAAACAAAAAATAGACGCTAAACAATACCTCAGATACATGAAGACATTTGTCTGGGCCATCAAGAAAGATACTGTTTCTTTGGCTGATGCTGCTGAAAAGAGAGTAATGCCTAACTATCCAGTGGATGCAACTACGGTAGAAGATGCCATTAACTTTGTTGAAACGGGTGAGGGTCTCAGAGAAACTAATGTTTCCACCACAGACCTATATGCTATGATGGAAGCTATGCAACACCTTCAAGTTAAAGAAGAGAAAAAAATTGAAGAAAAACCAAAAAAAGTTAGGAAAAAGAAAAAAGAATAGTATATTTGTGCAGTAGGTATCCCCCTTCATATCTACAGCGTTCTTTCAAAAAAGCCATCTTAATCGGTGGCTTTTTAATTAAAAACAATATGGAAAACAATTATAAAGTAAGAGGTGTTAGAGTTTTATTAACTCCGCCAGTAATTAAGAAATCTGCTATAGAAGTAGATGCTAAACTAGAGCAAGAGTTGATGGAAGAGCAGATGAAGAAATGGGGCTCACTAGAAGTATTCGCTGTAGGGGATGAAGTAAATGATATTTCAGCAGGAGATAGAGTTTATGTAAATCCTTTGTTCTTGAGAAATTCTGAACACGTGTTAATTAACGGAGAGGATAAGATAATTGTTCGTGCTCCGGATATTGCTGTGATTTGGTATAAATAAATTAAAGCCCACCAATAACAATTGATTGTGCTATCTGGAGGCAACTCAAATCGGATAGTGTCCTTCTTCGGAAGGGTGAATGTTTTTAACTGATTCTCCGATAACGGGATAACGAAGAAAATATTATTATTATTATTATTATTATTATTATTAATAAACAAAGAATTAAGTTGGTGGGTTTTTAAAAGGAATCAGCCCCGTTGGCCAGGGGATCGTAAAATACAGATCGGCCTCTTAACAATGCCCAAGACATCTGTTCTCATCGTATAGGAGATAGGGTTAGCCTTCCCGACATCGTTCAAAAAGGCAAACATTGCCCTGTAGAATAATGGCAGTTCACCTCACTTTGACTGAGGGCGTTGAGGTTCGAGTCCTCACGGGGCAACACCGGTAATGGGAAGGAAGCCCACGTTAAACTAAACCATTCCGGGCTGTCGAGCCTGGCGATCGGTGTACCTAGATGTAAAATTGGTGCTATTGGTCTCTGAAGAAAAGGGAACACGGCTCACTGCAAGATAAGTGATGACAACGGGGAAAGACCCGTTTTTTATATACCTAATATCAGTTCAAACCTGACAAAAGAACTATGAAAAGAGAATTATTAAATAGGGATGGGTCTCCGATGAGGAAATATCATTCTCCATTAATAGAAGAATTACTTAACGAACAAGAAGAAACTATGAAAGCAATATTAGAATTCAATTTACCAGAGGATCAGATAGATTTTGAAGATGCCTCAAACGGACAGAAATGGTCTTTATCAATGTGGGAACTAGACAATTGGCTTCGGTCTCAGACTAAACATCCTCCAGAAGGAATGTCAGAAGATACATGGAAGGCATTAGATGATACTAGAGAGAAACTATATGAGATACTAAATGAGAATGGACTTAAACTTAGATAAGACACCAGCACAAGAGAAGGCAGAAGAACTAATTGATAATATGTTCTTCTGTTACCAAGGACACATAGATATGTATACAGCTATACAATGTGCTTTTGTTGCAGTCAAAGAGATTTATAATTTAGATCTCAAGAATGGTTTCTATCTTATCACAGACAAAGACAAAGAAATGTATTACTCCTTCTGGGAGGATGTAAATGATGCATTGATAGCAATCAATAGACAGAAAATAGATAAATAGTCTTATGTTTGATTTTTGTGATTTTTTCACAATAAAGTGCACTATAAGGCACAAAATGTAGGATTTATGCTACATTAATGACACATTATCGCCATAATGTATGAATAAGCCTACAGACTTATATTGAGCATTTATAAGGCCTTGAGGTAAAAATATCTGGTATTGCGATATGCGATAACATATAAAAATTAAAGAATCCTCAGATTTATATGCGAACGGGTATAATAACATTCTCTCCAGTATATTTTATTACCGATAGGGTATAATTGTGCAATATATCATACATTAACTCGATTTATTACCGATAAGGTGTAATATATCAGACATACGATGATTACGTACACTTCGTTACGAACTATTCGTAATAAAATTTATTTATTATATTTGCAGAATGGAATCAAACAAATTTATTGGCTTTTTAGTTCACAGCAGAACTTCAATCAAATTACGCCATTGGAAAACAACAAACGATGTAGAACATAGATACTTAGATCAGTACTATGATGAGATAGGAGAAATCATCGATTCGTTTACAGAGAAGCTCCAAGGACACATAGGTGGAAGATTAAACATAGAAGTCCCATCAGCCGTACCCGAAGAACCTATTCCCCATCTTAAAAAAGTAATGAAGGTTGTTTCTGAGGTACGTGGTAATTATCCTACTAGTTTACAGAATATACTAGATGAGTTACTAGGGCTTATTGATCAGACGATATTCTTACTTAGCCTTAAATAAAAAATACCCCCCCCCTTCTTTTTAACCCATGGTTTATACTGTGGGTTTTTTTGTGAAAAATTAAAACTTGTGCATGGGGTGGAGGTAGATACGTATTCCCAGCCAGGCATGGGGTGAAAAAAAACACCCCCCCCTATCCTTAACCTAAAGCATTGAAAACCAGCGTTTTAACCCTTATCTCATTCAGTTTCAATTAATTACGAAAAAAGAATTGAACTGCCGATATTCTTTGTTTGCTAAAATATTAATAAACAATTAGTTACACATGCTTATTTTTATATACACATGTTCAATTGTATACAAATCAATCACTTAGGTAATTCAAAACGGGGTAATTACATTTGTTTAAACAAATAAACCTATTAATAATTAAATTTAATTAAAGATTAATAACGTAAAGTTTTATTTAATTTCAATTTATTTTTTAAAACTATTAATCTTTAATTAACGAAAATAGTAATTTCAATTTAATGCCTTTTTGTATTCATTTTTTACTCACAGTGAACAACGAATGAAATTCATAATCATTCTAAACAAGGTAGTTAATTCATTGTATATTAATCACATATAACTGGCTATTCACAGTCTTTCAAACTATTATCAACAAATTATTTTAGATAGATATTTGGTAATTAAAAACCCTTAATGTATGTTTGCAGTGTTGGTTTAAAACATCAGCACAAAAAGTTCTAATTATTAATAAGTTTTTTACATCACTTTACTTGCAGCGATGTTCTTATATAGATAACAAACGATTGTACTGCCACATGGCGAAGTATCGCACTATATAAGAGGAAAGAAGTAATAGCGTAAAAGACTCGTTCTTTGAAATAGTAGTAGCAATAGTAAGCATAAATCTACCTTATAACTCACTGACATGTAAAGACTCGGTTTATTCCGTATGTTACATGAATAGTTATAATTCAGCATGATATCAGTAGCATGTAAAGGCATGCATTTAGTTCGAGTCTAAACTACTGACAAACTTAAAAAATAAAACATATGGAAACTACAAAATTCTCAGTAATCGTTAACCAAACAAGCGTTAAAGTTAACAAATCAACACAAATTTCAACAACTACAAATTTCACAAAATCATTCGCAGTAGACGTTCAAAATACTGCAACTATGGGTTTTGCCTTGTCTCGTATTAATAAGCAATTATTCTATTGGCTTGTAGAGGGCAAACGTAGTGGCATGCTTAAAGGACTCAATTTAAATAGTCCTTTCTATGTAGAAGTTTACGTAGGTAATGAACTATTCTTTTCTTCTATGAATAGCGAAGCTTGGAGCGAAAACGGTAAATGTGGTGTTACCGAAAATAATCAACGTAGGTTTGGTAGTGCAATTGCCGAACAACTAAAAGACAACTTTAGTAAGAAGCTTCAATATATACATGGCGAAGATTACTACACTACTATAGACTCTATAGACTTTAAGAGACAAATCTTAGATAGTCCTATGGTAGAAGTTGTTGAGTCTTTAATGTCTATCTAATCTATCTGAGTCCCAAGCGAGGAGTGTCCACTATCCTGGACAGTATGTTCGATTCATACCTTGGGAGCAAATTAATACACATATGAAAATCAAATTACCTTTCGTTATCGCATGCATTATTGCGATTTGTTCATTTATTGCCTTGGCAATATTGTTCACTGACATGACCATGGCTGTAAACATTGGGGAACGCATCGTTCTATCACTCGTATTTACATGCACCTTTCTAATTTCAACTAAACTCATTCAACTAGAAGCTTAAGATTATGACCTTATCACAACTAGACAGACACTACTTTTGGGTAGAACGCCACAACGCCATTATCCAAGAATTAGAGCGACACTTCGATGACGTGGTAGACGTTTCGTATGTCAACGACACAACGCCAAGCGTAGAGATTAACGACAAATACTATCTATTCACGCCTAACAGCACACGCTGTAATCCCGACAACGAGGAATATAACTACTACATGATTGTAGAGAGCGAGTACTACGGGACTGAGGCAATAACAATAGAATGCGACACTTTAGACAAAGCAATTGACGAACTAACAGAATTATTAGAAAACAAATAAAAAGACTATGACAATCAAGACATTATTAGCCGATGGCAAGACCAATGCCAAAACAAAAAAGAATTTACGTCCTACGGGCATGTTGTATCTCCATCCCTCTATAGTAGAGGGTAAAGACATGTGTCCTTTTGCTACTGAGAATTGCCGAATGGCTTGCCTCAATACTGCGGGCATGGGTGCATGGAGCAATACACAATTAGCACGCCTAAACAAGACTAAGTACTATGTATTAGCAAGACAAAAGTTTTTGGCTCAGCTCTCCTTAGAGATTAATAAGATGGCAAGAAAGCATTCATCTGAGACCCTTGCCATTCGCTTGAATGGTACAAGTGACCAACCCCTTGTAGAAAGCATACTCAAGGACTTTACAATTGCCGACAACGTAGTGTTCTATGACTACACTAAAAACCATAAGAAAGTAGGCACTCGTACCTTTCTAAGTGGGCATAAATACATAGTGACATATAGCCTACACGAAAATAATATCGAGTCCTTTACATACATGCTTGACAACAAACTTTGTGTAGGTGCTGTAGTATTCAATATCAAACCTAATCAGCCTATGCTTACCGAATGGCGTGGATTTCCAGTTGTAGATGGTGACGAACGTGACGATCTTATGCTTGACGTTCCCAACGGTACTATCTTGGGACTCAGAGCCAAAGGTAAGGCAAGAAAAGATACTTCGGGCTTTGTAATCCATATCAAATAATATTATTCTCACGCTTGGGGGTGGTTTTTTTTCTATCACTCCCACAATTATACAAACTATGACATTTAACGAATTCACAACATGGTGTAAAGGCAAGATTGTTATGCACCCCGACAAAAAACAAGACATTATCGAATTTCATTCATTGGCACATAGCGAAATCGCTGATGGTGGTAGTGAACAACACGAAATCGATTTAGCAATGAACGACATTAACGACTTAATCAATGGATAACACTTTAATAAACGCAAAACAATGGTTCGAGTCTATGGGCTACGAGGTTAATATATTTGTAGGTTCACTATACCTACAATTAGAAAGTTGCACTGTAGAATTATCTCAAAGAGAGATTGAAGGTAGAGCACAACAATGGATTGACGAATTAAATAGAGAAGATTAAAATATGAGACCCTTAAATATATTAGTAGCTTGTGAGTACTCGGGAGCAGTACGCCAAGCATTTAGAAAGTTAGGACACAACGCAATTTCATGTGACCTATTAGAAGCCGAAGACAATAGCCCGTTTCATCATACGGGCGATGTCTTTGATATTATTAACGCCAACCCATTAAACGGACAGCCTTGGGACTTAATGATTGCCCATCCACCATGTACTGACTTAGCAGTTAGTGGTAGCCGATGGTTTCCAGAAAAGATAGCAGACGGTAGACAAGAAAGAGCACTACAATTTGTTCGTGACCTCATGGATGCACCCATAGAGCATATCCTTATAGAGAATCCTATTAGTGTTATTTCATCTAAGATTAGAAAGCCTAATCAAATTATTCAGCCTTGGCAGTTCGGAGACCCATTTCAAAAGTCTACATGTCTATGGCTTAAGAACCTACCTTTACTTGAACATACCAACATAGTAGACAAGGGAGAGTTTAAAGAGTGGGTTGATAAGAAAACCGGGAAGATTAAACGTCAAGCCACATGGTACTATGAAGCATTCAAACGTGGTAAAGAAGACAGATGGAAAGATCGATCACGCACATTCCAAGGTATAGCCGATGCTATAGCAGACCAATATTCTAATTACATTTTAAATAAGTAAACATATGAACACTACAGAAAAAGCATTCAAGAAATTAATTAAAGACCTATCCGAATTAGAACTTGTATTACTAAGAGAAAGGGTAATGACAATCATGGACTCAACAAAAGAATGGGCAACGGAAGAAATCGAAATACAAAGACAATCTAATAAAGTTTCATTCGTTGACCCTCAAATATACATACATTTAGCAGACAAAGTAACCGAACATTTATCACTATGAAAAAACTAATCACAAAAGACGCAATCGAAATCATTAAGAGTAAGAGATTTTTCTCTGCTGTATTCACTAAGAAAGATGGTACATCACGCTATATCTATGGGAGGTATGGCGTTAAGAAGTATCTGAAGCCCAATGCTAAGCCCCAGGCCTATAACCCTGCCGAACGTGGATACCTTACCGTATGGGACATGCAGAAAAAGGAGTATCGCTTAATAAATTCTCAATCTATCACGGAAATTAATCACATTAAAATACACAAACATGTTGGATAAATTATTAAACTTTAAGAAAGATGTTACTCTTGCTTTAGCAGAGTATCCCGAATTAACCGAAGAAATAAACGACATACATGATTATTGTATGTTGTTTATGACTGACGGATTAGTAATATTCAGTAACGAATTGGATATTGCAACCAATGATTTAGAAGAATTAATAGAAAGAAATCAAAAAATAACTACTCATACCGATTGGACTACTGAGTACGAAACTAATTACGAAAGAGATTTATAATATGCAAAAGACATTTAAAATTGGAGAAGCTGCAATCGGTGGTATTGTAGAAGTAAAAACACGTAACAAAGGAGTTTTCGAAGTAACTTGCTACGATTGGAATACAAAAGAAAAAGTTAGTTGGAGATATGTTTTCGGATTACAAGAATTAAAAGAATTTATAGAACAAATTAGCACATCATATTGGGCTGATCAAATAGTAACACACTTTAAAAAATAAAGATATGAGAAAAGTAACAATTAAAGTACAACGTACTTACACCAAAGAGGCAGAGGTAACTATTGATTTACCGGATAACGTAGTATTAGACCATGTAGATGATTTTCTATATGTGAATAGAGGATTATATGAGAAACAATTAGAAAATAATTTGAAAAAACAAGATTTTGCTTTTGAGGATGAGACAACACGATACGATGTTAAAGAAACCCTTATGATAACAAGACATATATGGGGAGGTACATTATGAAAATGTTTAACTTATTTATAGAAGAAAAGTGTACGGTGTGGCGTACTGGGGAATACATAATTGAAGCTGAGACCGAAGAAGAAGCAAAAGCAAAGTGTCAAGAATTATATTTAAATGGTTCTATCACTTGCGATATTCTCGAATCATCTGCCGAATTAATTCAACCCAATGAAAATGATATAAGACCTACACACTTTATGTCTCTTGATGGAAAACAATTTTACGATAACGGATTACCTAAATATAAAATATGAAAATAGAAACTTATTGCCCACTATTCCCCGGCTTTTATAATACAATATTCGAGCCGAACGAGGAGAATGAAATCGAATATCACAACGATGAGAACGATACTGAATTAACCTATGATGATTTTGAATTTGACTATACCGACTACCAAGAAAGAGTTGCCTCTGCCTTTGTTAACTCATTCGAAGTAGAGTTCCAAGATGTTATGCCAGTGGAGATTAAATACCAAAGCATATCAAGTCCTAAATATTACAATTTCTCCAATGACTCAATCAATATTGAGGTTGACCTTGACTTTGATAAATTCATGCAGATTGTAAATGATAACAAGGACGATCTCAAAAAATATATTCGTGATAACTACACATCTCGTGATGGCTTTAATTCATTCCATTCTAATGATATCCAAGATTGGTGTGAGCCAGAGTATGTATTGGAGAATGCATCTCATCGTGTTGGTGCTTTGATGGAAGCTTTGATACTAATAAACATAAACCAAGATGACATCTACCATTGGGCAGAAAGTGAAATGTTCTACATTAATTATAAAGTAAAATAATATGAAACAACAAATAGAAAAACTAATTGAATTAGCAAACGAGTACTATGAGTTTGCAGTAGATGTAAAATTACATGAATTAAAAACGCATGTACATAAAATTAGAGGTAGACATACCGACCATGATTGGACTTGGGATGGCTTACATACACAAATTTATATTAACGATGGTATTGAAACATGGTCAATTCAATTTGGTAATGTTGATATCTCTGACTATTCTAAAAAGATTGAATTACCGTATAACGTAGACGAAGCTTTGTTAGAAAAAATTCACTCAGATGCAATGCATTATTTGTATAATCATTTATTAATCAACAAAAGAAAAATTAAAATTAACGTTAAGAAACAAATTAACTTAGAAAACAAATAAAAATAGATATGAAAGTATTAGAATTATTCGCAGGTTCACGCAGTATCGGTAAGGTATGCGATGAGTTAGAGATTAGATGTTTTTCATCTGATTGGACACCATTCGATGGTGTAGAGTATGCTGTAGACATTAATCAATTTGATACGGAGAAAGTACCATTCATTCCAGATGTTATATGGGCTTCCCCTCCTTGTACAACATTCTCTGTTGCTTCTATAGGAAAGCATTGGACATTAGATCGGAGACCCAAATCTGAGGATGCTCTAATGGGTTTGCAGATACTTAAAAAGACTATTGAGATTATTAAGTATTATCAAAAATATAATCCTAATCTTATTTGGCATATCGAGAATCCTCGTGGCATGATGAGAAAAATAGATGTTTGGAATGACATTCAGCATGTACGTCATACGGTTACCTATTGTCAGTATGGAGATACCCGTATGAAACCTACGGATATATGGACAAACAATTATAATTGGGATCCAAAACCAGCATGTAAAAATGGTATGCCTTGTCATATCTCAGCACCTCGTGGTAGTACTACTGGTACGCAAGGTCTCAAAGGTTCTTACCTACGTTCCCAAGTTCCTTACGAACTTTGTAAGGAAATAATTCTATCACTAATTTGAATTTATAAAAATTTATAATATATTTGCACACTCAATAAACATTTAATGAACATAGAAAAAAACATTGTAAACAAATTAATCGAGCAAGGATGGATTGTATTCAATCCTTTTAGTTTAAACGTAGAACTATCGAGATATACCGTAGTGTTATCCGATACGGTCAAGGTTGATATTGACACTGATGGTATTGCTCCAATCATTGCTGATATTTTAATCAAAGCTGAAGTCGGTGGCATTGAATGTATTTTACCTTACATAGAAAAATACAAAGACAATATTTTCGTAGATATCTATGCTTTAGATACACATGCAGAACTTACCTATGAATTAGCATTTTCATCGGTAAAAGAAATAATTGAATTCAAAGAATTCATTGATGCTGAAACCTTAATTTATTTTGATACAAGAACTGAAGAAATAATAGAAATATGAAACACACATATAGATTTTACAAAGATAGTCAAGGATGGTTTATAGACTATCCACAATGGATTGCCCAAGGTGGCACAAAGAGTCAGTTAGCCATGGTTATGGGTGCTGATAAAATGTTAGATGCCATATGTAAAGATGGCAAAGTAGAATTAGAATTCTCCGATGAAACTTTCGGAGGTTTTGATATAAAACTTAAGCGTTTAGTCCGAGACCCATTCGGTGCAACATACACATCTAATCGTGACGATTTACCTAAGTTAATTTGGTTATGCAATGTAACCAAGGCTGTGTTTAACAAACCACATCCTAAAGAAATATACATTAAGGTAATTAAATGAAGAAACTAATTGTACCTATAGATAAAGAAAAGTACGATAAGTTATGCAGTAAGTTTGATGACGAACGTCAAGCTTTAGACTACATTGAACTGAGATTGGATTCTTTTCTCCGGTCTCAGAGAAGAATAATGCATGAAAAATTAGAAAAAATTCATGCAGAAATTAATATCATTGACCCATTGATGCCGATACTTGAGAAGTATCAAGATCAGACAAAAGAAAACGTAACACAAATAGTACATAAAATAATTAGGAGAGCAATCAAATGAAAGCAGTAGGTTACATCCGTGTATCAACCGATGCACAAGCAGACAAGGGTACATCTTTAGATAATCAGATAGCCCGTATCCAAGACTATGCTAAGCAAAAAGGATTTATCTTGGAAAATATTTTCGAAGATGCTGGTTATAGTGGAAAAAATACCAAGAGACCTGGCTTCCAAGCCATGTTTAGCCGACTAAGAAAAGGTGGTATCAATGCAGTAATCGTGTGGCATAGTACACGTTTCGCCCGTAATCTTAAAGATAATATTGTACACATGGCAGAGCTTGAGCAAAGAAAGATTAAGTTCTACTCTATCGAAGAACCTAATATCAGTGGTTCAAGTGGCAAGGCTATGAGAAATCTTATGGCTGTATTTGCAGAATACCAATCAGACATTACTGGCGAACATACACGTAGTGTTAAGGCTAACCTTAAAAAGAATCTCAAGGTGTATTGTGGACATCCTCCATATGGCTTTGAAAATGTCGATGGTATACTCAAACCTATTGAAACACAATTAGAGCATGTAGAATACATGTTTGCTAAAAGGAGTGAGGGTGCGAGTTATCATCGCATAGCAAATGAAATGAATAGAATCACCATAGGTAACAAAGGCGGTAAGTTCTACGCAGTAACAATATCTAAAATAATCAACAATGAAATCTACAAAAACTACAAAAAAGAATCTACTAATAACTAAACAAGATAAGCTTATATCTTTTGATATCTTTCAAACTATTGAGGATGTTACTGGCATAAGCCAAAGAATGTTCATTAATAATCGTACACGTACAAGACGTATCGTTATGCTCAGACAAATATCAGCATATCTTATGGACCAGTATAGCACCATGTCATTAAAAGATATTGGCTACTTACTCGGAGGATTCGATCACTCCACAATTATTCACTCAAGGGAATTGGTAAACGATTGGATGAATAATCCTAAGTTTTATTCATCGGAGTATTCTATCATCACCCAATGTCAAAACATTTTATCTGAAAAATATGGACAATCAAACCAGAATAGCTTTGAAGCTATTGTTTAATGAAGTATATGGATATATACCAACTGAGGTTTCTTTTTTATCTGAGACCCCAAAAGAAAATTCATTTACTCCTCCTACTTTGGAGCAAGTATATTATGAGTTACGCAAACTAAATGTTAGAAATCCTCAAGAAAATGCAGAAAAGTTTTGGAACTTTTACGAATCTAAAGGATGGATGATTGGAAAAAACAAAATGAAAAATTATAAATCAGCTATTAAAACATGGAAGTTCGAAAAAAACTCTTTGACTATATAAAAGTTATTTTTATATATTCGTTGCAATTATTATCCATCTATGTTTATTTAAAATACATCGAACATGTTATATAAATTTGATAAAGAAAGTTTGACATATATACCCCTTAAAACAAAGAGAATCAGTTTAGTGGGTGCATTATTATTAATGGTTATTTCGGTTGGGACATATATTTTATTGTTTCCAAATAATACAATTATTAAAAGAATTTATAGTTATAAAAAGACAGAAATTAAATCATCAGATGTTAAATTGAATGCAGATAGTATCACGGTTGCTTTACGTAAACACGGTTGTGTTCTACCTAATATAGCAATTGCTCAAGCAAAATTAGAATCTAATTTGGGTAAGAGTGATGTAGGAAGAAACGCCAAGAACTTATTCGGTATCACACATCATAAATGTAAATACGTTGCTGGTAAGTACGGTGTATATGCCAAGTATAATACATATGAGGATAACATCAAATGTTATATCCATATACAAGACCACTATCTAACAAATATAGATGGTCGCTATGCTTCGGACTCAGAGTATACTAAAAAATTAAAACTTATAAAATAATGTTAAGGCGAATGTTAAAGATATTTTTTCCTAACCTAATAAAAACATATGACATATCAGTTATTACTAAATCGATATGTGAACATAATCCTAAAGCTCAGAGTACTGTGTATCCTGAGACCGAATCAGATTTCAATGAAGTTCAATTAAATTTAAAACAACAACTAAAAAAACAATATGACATTAAGAGAAGCAATTAGTTTTCGTTTCCAGAAGGTTACGATGACCACACAGATGACTGGAGATACATCTGTATTACATTATTTCCGTAAGACAATTAACAATGTTCCATTAATGATTGACGTTGATGATAAGGGCAATTGGTTCGGAACTATTTTTGATATGGGAGTTAAGTTCTATACTCCGGGTTTATTCAAGGATATCGTTAAGGCTGTAGAAAAAGGGGAGTGGGATGCTAACGTATAATCATACCAATCGCTACAACGATATCATTTCTTTTGTTCAGTCTGGAGATTGGACAATCCGAATGATTGGAGGAGATTACTTTAGATATGGTTGGAAGACCGATGAGCAAATAAAAAATAAAGAGTATACCATGGCTGATCCGAGTGGTGGACCATACATTGCTTCGGGCTCAGATATGGGTAGGTTCATCAAGGAATGGAAAGGAATGATAGTTAAGCATATCACACCAGATGCAAATGGTGAGAACGTATTACACTTATTTCAAGGAAGAATGATGAAAGGAGTAACCAATGGAGAGGATGAATTGAGATGGTATAAGGCCGGGGACTCATCTGGAGATTACGAAACGTACAATGATATGGAACAATTTTTAGTAGTACAAAATGGAAATCAATAAGATAGTTGAAAGTATCTGCTTTGACCACCATGTGGCATCAAAAGATGTGATGTGTAAAACCAGTGTGCATTATCACGCAAGAGTTAAAGCTCGAATTGCTTACACGTTACTTACATATACCAAGTTAACCAAATATCAACTCGCTAACATAATGAGTGTACATCACTATACTATCTGGAGATATAGGCATTTGGTCTCAGAAGAAATTAAAACAAATCCACAATTAGAAGTAAGACTTAAATCATATATAAAATGACAAACAATAAAGAACAGACGGCAGTGGAGTGGTTTATTGAGCAACTACGAAACAATGAAAACATCAGATGGAGAGGAACAAACATTATCGAATTGGGGGAACAAGCCAAAGAAATGGAGAAGGAGCAGATGCTTAAGTTTGCTTTGGAATGCCAAGAAATGTTTAAACATCAAATAGAAGAAAACTACAACGAAACATACGGAGGTAATAAATGAAACTATACACGGAAGCAGATTTAAAAAAAGTTATTTCAATTTACAGTGAAGAATATAAAACTTCAACAGATGAGATATTGAAAGAATTAAACTTAACACCTATCGAACTGCCAAGTGATGAGGAGATATATAGTCAAGCGCAACAACATTCATTACAATGTGCGTTGGAAAATTTCTTTGATGAAGATGAAATTACAATAATAAAACATCATTGGGTTCAAGGTTATAAAAAAGCAGTAAATGATTTTTTAACATACGGAGGTAACAAATGATAGGAATAACAGAAGATGAGAACTATTGGATAATAGGCTCAAACAAATGGAGTAAAAGTATCTACATAAAAGAGCAAGCTATAGAAAATTCAGATAGTTTAATAAATTGTGAAAACTGCATTAATTGCAGTTATTGCCGTAATTGCCGTAATTGCAGTGATTGCAGTGATTGCCGTGATTGCCGTTATTGCCGTTATTGCAGTAAGTGCATTAATTGCATTAATTGCAGTGATTGCATTAATTGCATTAATTGCAGTGATTGCAGTGATTGCAGTGATTGCCGTGATTGCCGTTATTGCCGTTATTGCAGTAAGTGCATTAATTGCAGTGATTGCAGTGATTGCAGTGATTTTAAAACTAATCCACAGCGTATAACATCTCCTTATTTAGGGAGTAGAAATTCGCAAACTACATTTTATTGGAATGAAGAAAAACAACAAATAGTTTGTGGATGTTTTAAAGGCACTTTGCAAGAATTTGAGAATAAAATCAAAGAAACGCACGGGGAAAATGATTTTGCAAAAGGTTATTTTCAATGGATTGCTGCATTAAAAAATTATAAATTAACATACGGAGGTAACAAATAATGATTAAAAATGGAGATGTATTTGACATTGGTCAAACAATAAATGGGGTAAGTAGATTTTTATGGCTTAATAATAAGTGGCATTATTTTGAAGAACGTTTATCACGTGAATATGAATATTCTCAAAATGATTTAAGTAAACTTATAAGGGTTAATGAATTTGGTGAAATTACATTTATTAAAAATATTTTTAACGAAACATACGGAGGTAACAAATGAAAATAAAAGTAAAACACGGTAGTACTGAAGTTGTCGTAGAAGATGATGGATTAAGAACCGATACTAATTACGGACTAATTTATTATAATCAAGAGTATGTAATTAAATTGGTAGAGAAAATTGCAGAGAATATTATCAAAATTAACGGGGGCATTAAATGAACGAGGGAATAATTCAATCTGTATGTGAGTATTATTCTATCACGCCTGCACAATTATTTGATTTGAAAGGTAATGAAGCAATTGTTTGGGCTAAAAGATGTTATGCTTTTATAATGTTTTATCATTCTCCATTGAATATAGACGCAATAGCAGAAAAAATACAAAGGAGTAAAACAACAACCTATCGTTATATAGATTGGTTTAACGATGTTTATGTCGCAAATAAAGAAGTCCGAGTTTTAATAAGTTCAATAATTTATAATAATTCTTAATAAATTTATATTATTTTTGTGAGATGAACGCTGATAAACTAATTAAATTGGGTATCGACTTGAGAGATCGATGGAGTGGAGAAGTCAAAACCAAATGTCCCAAGTGTGCAAATAGTAGAAAAAAACAAACCGACCCATCTCTTGGTGTTAATATCGATAAGGGTGTATGGAAGTGTCACCATTGTGGATGGAGTGGTAGCGTAAATGAATATGTGAGACCCGAACCAAGGGCACAAGTTGCAACTGCTAAAATTCTCCAGTATTTTGAAAATAGAAAAATAACTGCTGAGACCGTCAAGAAGTTTAATGTATCTGAGAGTGTTGAATGGATGCCTCAAGATCAGAAAGAACATAAGGTAGTTTGTTTCAATTATTATTTAGATGGAGAACTAATCAATATCAAATTCAAGACATCTGATAAGATGTTTAAAATGGTTAAAGATGCTAGAAAGATTCCATACAATATCGATTCAATCAAGGATTGTCCTTATGTAATTATATGTGAAGGCGAGGAGGAGACGATGGTTTGGTCTCAGAGTCTTTTGAATGCTGTATCAGTACCTAATGGGGCCAGTAAGAACAATAACAATTTAGAATGGTTAGACCATGTATACGATTTGTTTGAGAATAAGATTATCTATTTGGCTACTGATAACGATGAGCCGGGTAGAAAACTAAAAGAAGACTTAGCACGTAGATTTAGTTCCTCTGATATACGTATCATAGAATTTCCAGAAGGAGAGAAGGATGCCAACGATTGTCTTAAAAAATTTGGTCAAGATTTTGTATCTCGTTTATTTGATGATGCTAAGCAATTACCAATTACCGAGATTTCCTCGGCATCTGATTACCTTTCCCTTATTGAATCATATAGGAAGGATGGTTATCCAGTTGGGTCTCACGTAGGAATGTCTGAGACCGATAGGCATATGTCTTGGAATCGTGGCGAGTTGGGTGTAGTTACGGGAATCCCTGGGTCAGGGAAGAGCACATGGTTAGACTATATGTTTATCCGATTGGCTTTCTTGAAAGGTTGGAAGTTTGGTATGTTTAGTCCAGAGAACATTGCTCCATTAAAAATCACTCGTTTAGCAGAACAGTTGACATATAAGAGTCTGACTCATATGAATTCAAATGAGGTAGAAAGAGCAGTAGGCATAGTTAATAAACACTTTTGGTTTTACAACGTAGAAACTTTGGAAGACTACAGCATATCAAACTTGCTTAGGCTTGCAGAAACCATGGTTAAACGTAGTGGAATTGATTGCCTATGTCTTGACCCATTTAATTACATTGAGCAAGACTCAAGCGATGATACGAGTAATGAAAAGATTGGAAATCTACTACGTAAGCTTAAACAATTTGCTGTTAAGATGAATGTATTAGTTGTTTTGGTTGCCCATCCACGTAAGATGGATAAGACAGGTGGTAATTACAATGTACCACGTCTATACGATATCTCTGGGTCTCATCACTTTTTCAACGTGCCAGATTGGGGTGCAGCAGTACACCGTTCATTTCAGAATGGTCAGAAAGATCCCGTAGAAGTACATGTGCAAAAAATTAAATACCATTTCCGTGGTAAGTTAGGTCGTATTGAATATGAATTTGACCGTGAGACTGGCCAATACATAGAAGAAGGTAGTAAATTTGGTTCTTTATTAAAATTAGAAAATGACGTTCAATACTCTGAGAATGATTTGTTCAGCTCACCAGAAGCGTGGGGAAGAGGTGCAGGAATTCAACCTATCGCCACACTTCTATGATAAATTTACTGTCTTTGAAATAAGATGGCAAGGAAGATTAATACCGATAGTTTGTAGGAATTGGATTAGAATTCAAGACTATTGGTGTTATGAGTTAACGACTACCGAAGGTGTAGTCTATGTAAAAGATATAGTATATAAAACAAAATGATTAAGATTTACGATATAGAAACATTTAGTAATTGCTTTACATACACCGATGTAGATGCAGAGACAAACGAAGTAAAAACATTTGTAATCAGTGATTTTAAAAATGAGGAATCAGAATTTAAATTTTATTTAGCTTCACTCATGCTTAGTAAAGCTGGTATGGTAGGTTATAATAATTTACATTTTGACTGGCCCGTGCTGAATTATATCCTAAATAATAAAGTAACTGGCGAATCTATTTATGCCTTTGCTCAAACCTTAATTGGTACGGATAAAAGAGAATATGTAAAAGAAACAATTAAGCAGTTAGATTTATTCTTGTTGAATCACTATGATAACAAGGCGAGATCGACATCATTGAAATCCTTGGAGGTTGCTCTCCAATGGCACGATGTAATGGATATGCCATTCTCACATACAACTAAGATTACACCTAGTCTATTGGATGACGTACTCAAGTATAACTTGAACGATGTTTTGTTTACCAAGGAATTCTACGAGAAATGCTCAGATAAGATAGAGTTGCGTAAAAAGATTGCCAAGCAGTACAAAATTGATGTAATCAATAAGAGTGATGTAGTCATTGGAGAAAGAATCTTTCTTAAATACTTAGCCGATGCCATGGATATTACAGTGACTGAGTTAAGTAAAATTAGAGGTAAGAGAAAGGATGTTCCACTCAATGAAATTATATTCAAGTATATTAATTTCGGAGACCCAAACCTTAATAAGATTCTTACCACCATGAAAAAGACTGTGTCAAGCAGCAAGTATCTAGAAAACTTTGTTGAAGCTTTAGATACTCGCCAAGATACGAATACATTACTTGCTGAATTTAAAGATAGCAATATAGATATTCAGAAAACAGCCCAACAAAGAAAGAGTTTTTCATTTCAAACTAATTTTGGTGGTCTTGTACTTTATTATGGTGTTGGAGGAATCCATGGTTGTATAAAGCCGGGGATATATAAGTCAAGTAAAACGCACGGAATACTTGACATTGATGTTAAGTCATACTACCCGAACTTATTCATTAAAAATAACTTACATCCTCGTCAGATGGACCAAGATACCTTTGTAGATGTGTATAGTAATATATTTAATCAGAGGGTAGAAGCTCAAAAGAAAGGAGATAAGTTAACCTCCGATGCATTGAAGTTAGCACTGAACGGTGTCTTTGGAAAAACGGGATCAGATGTCAGCTGTTTTTACGATCCTACAGTGTTTTATTCCATCACGGTTAACGGTCAACTGCTTTTGTCAATGTTGGTAGAGCGGCTTACTCGCAAAGGTGCGTCCCTACTGCAAGTTAATACTGATGGTGTTACAATTTTATATGATTATTTGTTACGAGATGAGGTCATGAAAATTTGTAAAGAGTGGGAACAAATTACCAAATTGCAATTGGAATATGCAGATTATGCATCTATGATTATTCGTGATGTAAATAATTATATTGCTGTAAGCGAAGACGGTAAGATTAAAGAGAAGGGAGCATTTGAAACCAAGAAAGATTGGCATAAGGATAACTCATTTATGATTGTTCCTATTGCAGTACGAGAGTACTTTGTGAATGGGACTCCGATTGAAGAAACATTAAACAACCATAAGAATATATTTGATTTTTGTGGTAGATATAAAGCAGGAAAAGGATGGCACGTAGAATACGTATACTTAAAGAACAACAAAGAGATAAGAGAAAACTATGGGAGGACATACAGGTTTCTACCAGTAAAACAAGGTGGAGTGAGTCTGAAATTGAACCAAGACGGAAGACAACATCAGTTGCTGGATGGATACCAAACAATGCCATTCAACACCGTAAAATCCGTAAAAAAGAAAGACTTGAACTTCTCCTTCTACCAAGCGGAGTGTTTAAAGTTAATCCAGACGATAACGCCTTTGCAACAGAGTCTATTTTAAATTTCGGCATACCCGATAATCGCATTGACATTAAAGTTATTTTGATGTCAGTGCGTGAGGATATGTTATATAGGAAATTAATATTCTCCGATAACTTTCTAGTAAAACGTGTGGATGTAATTATTCCATCGTTAAAATGTCCATTTAAAGTATGGTATCAAGAAGGGCATTTGTGTTTTAAGAAAGGAGTAAATAGAGCAAAGAAAATACCTTTTCAATTCGATGAAGAAGGTAAAATACCAGAGACGGCTATAGATATTCTATGTGCTGTAATTGAGCACGGTAAACTTAACCTTGAATTTTAACCTTACGCCAAACTCTTTGGTATCTACCATTTTTAAATTCGACAAAAGGAATTTCCTTCTCAGTATATGTAACCGTCTTTTGTTTCGATTTGAATCTTTCTATAATATTCATATGCAATATCTCACAAGCTACAACGGCATCAATGTAATCCGTATTCTCAATCAGATAATTCTTGGCTTCCTCAATAAATTCTAGAAACCATATTTGGTCATAGAAATGAGTAAGGTAATCAATTAAATACTTGTTACCTCTTTCTGAAGTATGGTCATTTTTGTAATAACCATATGAATCGTCTGCCTTATGGAAACCTTTGCCTAAATAAACTGGTTTCTTAGCAAGCAAATGTAATTTCGATAATTGTTTATATTTATCTAGTACAACGCCTCCACGATTTATTTCTATCATCGCTATTGCATTGTTATAATACTCTTGTAATAAAATCATATTGTTCACAATCTGATCAGGATCTGAGTCCCTTTCTGCATAATGTGCAACATACTGATTCGTATCCATATCTTTGATTACAATCGCTTGGTTAGAACCGTCTCCCATATTCTTACTGATAAATGGAATAGGGTCAATACCTGCAATGTAAGTATGATTTGGTTCTGGGCTATTCAAGAATACCATTTTGCTTTTGTTATCAGCTTTCTTTTGGATAACTCCATCGTGACTACGATACAACAATGAACGCTCTATAGGTGGCTTAGTTCCTAAAATAATTCTTTCTTGAGTATCTAGGCGATCTAGAACGTGTTTAGGTAAAGCTCCTTGTCCAGTTACTGAGAATACTTCAGCAATTTCTAAAGGATATTGTTTGATAAATGAATTTAAGAAAGACTTGTCTTCCAACTTGTCCAATTTATCTCTAGTCTTCATAATGTACTCAGTGGCAGCTTTCTCATCACTGTGACCATTAGGACAGAAATTTAAATACTTACCAGTTTCTTTACCATTCTCATCAAGTTCTGGAGCTTCCATGATGCCTTGATATCCAGGTAAGAACATGGTTAATATGTTAAGGGCTTCAGCCCCATCCCATAAAGTTTTGGCTAATTTTTGTCCAACGGATGTAGCCTCCCCGGCACTTCCTCCAATAACAATAGGTGCAACCTTTACGAATCCCGATTTAGTACTTGCTTGACCAGATTTATAAACCTTATCTGCTTTAGGATGTAGCATACACTCATCGATAAATACATGCATGGCACGATATGCCTCAAATGCTGTCGGAGTATCAACTGTTTCCTTAGTAATGATTTGAGAATCTAAACCAGTAACAGTACCAGTTTTACCATCTCTCTTGCCTAAGTGTAAGTAACCTTCTTGTCTTGTAGATACAACTCCAGGACGAGCGTATTCATCGAATTCATCATAAACGACACGTAGTTTGTCTTTAAATACCGCCTCTAATCTTTTCTTATCTGCTGATGTTATCAGCGAAGTAGAGCCAGGATAACACATTGCTATCCATAACGGTATAATCCCCCCAAAAATAAATGATAACCCGACCTCACGTCTTTTGGTCACAAATAAATCGTGGTTAGTTCTACGAGCTTCTAAGTATCCTCCATAGATTAAATCATCTATATCTCGCCAAATCGGTCTTTTCTTGAAACCTCTGGCGTCTTTTACCCATCCTTGAGTTAATGCATAGTAGTGCGGTCCAACCAATCCGAATCGGCCTTCTTGCCAATATTCATTTTCTTTATTCCACCAAATATCTTTTTCTTTTTTGGTAGCATTAGGATTGATTAGGTATTTACTAGCCCACTCTTCGTACTCAAATTTGGATGCTTTCATCGTTTTTTATTTATTCTGTCTAAGAAAGAATCTCCATCATCAATGGCTTCTTCTTCGGGGTAAGCCTCAAGTTTTGCCAATTTTAAACTTTTGTTTACTTTATCTCCAGCTTGGAGTAATTTAAATAAACCATCTTGATATGGGTCTTCTAAATTTAAAGTGTGGTCACGGACAGATTTCATCAGCTCTTTAGAAGCTGTGATTAATACTGCATAAAAATCTTTGGCAGGATCAAATAATTGTACCTGCAATCTTTCTATTGCTTCGGCCTCAGAAATATTATTTTCCGTTAGAAATTCCGAAAGCTTTTCTAAGCTCGTTGATTTTACGTTTTTGGTCTTCAATTTCTTTTTGTGCCTTATTGGCCTCAATTGGGTTACCGATAGCGGTGTAGTACTCACACCACGAGATTAACTTCTGAAGTTCTTTAACTTCGTCTTCGATTATTTGTTTATTGCTTTTAGCCATTGCTCTAAATTAAAATTTGCTAAATCACCATCTTCGATAATTTCTCCCAAAGATAAATACAATCTAGCGATATTTCCAAGAGTTTTTAACTGCTCTCTTGTTGCAGTATTTCTGTATTTGTAGTCGGGGTCTAACCCACCAATAATTGCTAAATGAATTTCGTTTCCTGGACAATAGTCTAAAACAAAGAAATGACCTTGAGCATCAATACAATGAGTTATGAATGGTTTTCTATTTAATCCACCAATATGAGTAGTCTCATTACTTAAACGATGTGGTCTCTTCTCGTGAGAATACACCTCACTAGGTAATAAATCTATTAAACTATATGTCCAGTAGATTTTCATAACTTGCTTGTAATACAATTAATTTCTGTTGTATGTATAATTGGTTGTACAGCAGAAGGATGCTTAAATGGTAAGTCTTGTTTGAACAAGACAGTTCCTGTTTGATTACTAATCATTTTTTGTAAATACCATAAAGCCTTCTGCATATCTTCTACTCCGCCTTTCTCCTCACATCTCCAAAGATACTTAATTACATTGGCAGTACAAACTGCATCTAATCCTTTCTTGTTAATGGTTGCTGACTCGATGGCATCGATACACTCTACTTTACCTTGTTTGTAGTGGGATGGGTTGATATTGTCTTTCATAATGTGAATTCTTCTGTGGGCACAAATATACACAAATCTTTTGGAACACGAAAAAAATTATCAGATCCTTTACGATCTTGTGTATTTATGTAAAGTTTTTCTTTATATTTCTCGTCAAATATAATATTAGATTGACAAAATATAGCGGCATTCGTCTCCTTGCAGATAATTACATACCAAAAGTTTTTATCTTTCCACTTGGCTTTTCTGTTTAGGAATGAGACCGAATCGAAAGGAAAGTCTTCCTTAGAATTCCATGGTCTCTTGGATTTCATTTCTACTTCCCACCAGTACTCTTTATCATCCTTGTAAGAGTACAAATCAATACCGTAAATATCTTCATTCTCATAGACTTCATGTCCTTTTTTAAATAAATAATCGATAAGGAGACCTCTCCCTAGATTATCGTTATCGTCAAAAGATTTCTGATTAAACTTCAAGGTCTTAGGCGATATGCTATTAGCATTCCAGTTAGGAACGCTACCAACAACCACCAAGGATAAAATTCTTTTTTAATAATTACTCGGCCAGGCACTTTAACTTGATAAGGAATTGTATCTCTGAATGTTATGGTGTCTGGTTTTACCGTCACACCAAAATGCTTTCCTTTTTTCTTAATAATTAATTTTTTAGTTTCAAAGAATGTGTCGTGTTCAATAATAAAAGAATCGCTGTATTCTGGCACAGGTATTTCGTTTATTTCGATTATTGTATCTTGAATTGTTACTGTATCCGTCTCGATTAAGTCTGGATACTTCATAACCAATCGATCATACCTTTGTTTGGGAGACCAGCAAGATGCCAAGACTAAAGTAAATAAAATGATGTATTTCATGTCACAAATATACAATTAATTGTGACAAAAGAAAAGGGGCTATTACGCCCCTAATCCCACACATATGAAGACAGAAATTCTTTACAAATATACTAAATAATTTCGCAATTGCCACCAGCACACCCTGATTGGTCCATAAGATTAGTATTATCTTTCATTTCGATAATTTTAGTCATATCTAAAGCCGATAAACTTTTCATACCATCAAGGTAAACTTCCTCAGTAATTGTCTCATAAGGAGTTTGATCGTAAGAACCTAAGTCTTCTGGCATTACAGACAAACCATTGTAATGATTTTTGTTTTCCCACATCCATTCACCAACCATACTCCACTCGTGGTCTCTCATTGTAACGGTAGCACTTACATTGTGCGTATTATCTCCGTACACATGACCAGGCTTAATCCATTTCTCGTGAAGTAATTTAACACGCTCAAGGAATTCAATTGCTGACTCATCCAATCTTGTAATTGCACCCTTAGGAGCAGCGATAGGAATTTTAACAAAGGCCATGGTTGTAGGCTTACCAAAATCATCTTCAATTAACTCTGGATGGTATAAAGATAAGTATAAATACAAAGCCTCATTCTTACCTAATTTGATTCTACGATAGTAATAATTGTCGTGCCATGGATGAACACCACTAGACGTTCCCAATACCAAAGAAGATGTACCAGATGGTTTTACGCAAGTGATACGAGCAGCAGTATTAATACCAATTGTATTAGCAACAAAAACATTTGTTACTACAGCTGTTTCAGCAGCCTCAGCCATATCTAAATTAAGTACTTTGCCAGAAGCAATACCCGTCATTCCAATACCCAATAAAGCCTCACGCTCAGTTACTTCTTTCCACTCTTCACGTAAGTAATGGAAGTCTGTGTATGATGCTTGAATTGTACCAATGAACGCAGCAGCTTGTGTTCTATCTTCGTAATCAAATTGGTCTCTGATGTCTGAGGCGTTAATTTCTACAAGATTACAGAACTGAAAACAATTTAACGAAATCTCACAGCATGGATTCGTACCTAAATTCAAATCATTTGTGAAATAGAAACCAGGTTCTCCGCTATTACTCAATTCAACTTTCTTCCAAAGGTCTAAGAATTGCTGTTTAGAAATCTTATCTCTAAGAAGCATAGCACTATTATTAGCACGGCCACGTTGAGCATTGTTATCATACCACCTGCCGAATTTACAAGTAAGCATATCCTCATCATCATGATCAAACAAAGAAATCATTGCTGATCTACGAATACCACCACTTAATACTGCATCTGCAATATGACATAAGATATCGTGACATTGGATAGTGCTTAATTGTGTTCCTTCTTCTACGCCTTGGAGAATACTTTCAATGTGAGCCAAACAAATCTTCAAAGGTTCTGGACCTGGAGCAACTCCACCACTTGTGATTAGTCTTTCTCCTTTGGCTCTGATTGCTCTGAAATCAAAGTTTGGTTTCCAATTGCTGAGACCGAAATATCCCTTCATTAAAACCTTAATTGCATCAGACCATCCCTCAATATTATCTGGAACTAAATAGCGTTTAGTTTTCTTTGGGTGAGTAATACTAGGTAATTTGGAAACATGATGTCTTTGGATAGAATACCCCACACCAGTGCCCGATAGTAATAAAAACATGGTCTCATTGAATGCCCTATAATCATCAATATGTAGATAGCTACAATTAAATAAACGAGCATTGTTAACCTCAATCGGCTTACCACCGAACTGAAGTGAACGCATAGAAGGGAGTACTTTCTTTTCATAAACAAATTGATAATTAACTCGGATTAATTTTTCGAGTTCTGGAAACTTACGGATGTGCATCTCCATATTACGAGTCACCATCTCTTCCCAAGTTTCCCTACGTTTTTCTAGGTCTCTATATTTTGCATACTTAGCCCATACTACAACATCGGATAATATTTTGTGTTCTAATTCCATTAGAATGCCTTTCCGTGTTTATAACCACGCATTGAATTGTATTTCATTTTCAACTCAATGTGCTTTTCCAAATCGATACCAAGGCCGCCACACAAATCAAACAAACGAATTGCCACATCGGCAACCTCATCTTCGAAAGATGACTTAACTGCAAGTTGAAATTTCTCTTTCCAAGCAATAGCTTTCAACATGAACTCTTCATCGGTTCTGTCGAATTCTAAATCTCTGCTTAAATCTTCAACTGCAAAAGGATCTGCATAGTGATTTTTACGTAGTGCTTCTGTAGCTTCAGATACCTCTGAAATAATCAAAAGCAATGCTTCTGGAATGTTTCGGTTTTCTTCTTCCCAAAAACCTTTGGAACGTGCCATTTCATGAGCACGTTGTACTGTTTCATTAATCTTCATAATATTTTAATGTTGTTTTATTTGTTCTTTTTCCATTTAGTCTATCTCTTAAAGTGCCATGGTTTATATTATAAAAATCAGCGGCTTCTCTAGCAGAATTAAATAACTTATTGTCTAATGTATTTATTACTTTTTTTGCTGTTGTTGGTATACGACCTTTTGTTTTTTCTCTGATTTTTTGTTTAGTATCTTCCGAATGTTTTTTTCCAAACATAGGATTTTTTTCACCCAAAAAAATTATTTTATATTTTTCTTTTTGGTTTTCAGACATTGGCTTACCTTTCCCAAATCTTGGATTATTAATACCTTTTCTTTGTTCGCTAAAAATTTTTCTCGTTTCTTCAGAGTGCTTAGTTCCTAATTTTCTTTCTCTTAGTTTTTGTTTATGGTCTTCCGTAAGATGTTTACCAAATCTAAAATGTTTATCTCCTGTTCTAGATTTGCTCATTTTTTCTTTGGCTTCTACCGAATGAATTTTTCCTCTATTTGATTTTCCAATTTTTATTTTTGTTTCTTCTGCTAACTGATAATTATCTCCACCAAATTTAATATTATAACCTTTGGTTTTATCTGTAGAAGAAAAAAAAGAAATAAAATAAATTTCCTCTTTGTTTAATTCACAGAGCGAAAAACAAATTTTTAAAATTTCCCATTCGAAATTTTCATAAGCATATTTTTTTAAGGATTTATGAAAATATGTACTAGGGTTATTTTCAGATTGATTTTTATGCTGAGTTATTCTAGTTGACAAATTTTGCTTTGTTTGCCCTATGTAAACCTTACAGTTGATTTTGTTGGTACATTTATATATAACACCGAAAGGCTTTTGATTAATATTTTCGAGCATATTTTTCATAGGGGCTACAAATATAATCTGAGACCCTATGAAAAACCAAATTAAATTTTAATTATTTTTTGGTAGACTTACCGTCTTTACCATTACGACCACGATTTACTTTTCGTGATTCTAAAACCATCTTACCATCTTTGGTATGGCTTAAATCTTTACCAACAGCATATCTTTTTCCATAAACACCACGCTTACGAGCTTCAGCATTTAGTTCTGCTCTGTATCCAGTACGAGCTTTATTGTAAGCAGCTTCTTTTGCATAGTCTCTGCCAGTAGCTTTTGTAGAACCAGTCTTCTTACTTTTTCCTACGATTGTGTTTCTTGCCATGGGTAAATTCGTCAATCAGAATAAATATTCCTAATACAAAAATAAGAAATAAAGTCGAGACAACATATGCTGTGTTCATTTCTTCTTTGCAGTCTTAGCAGATTGTTTAAAAGCCTTAGCTGTCGGAGCACCTTTAGTACCCGGCTTTCTCATAGTTTCTCCACTACCTGCTGCAATACGCTTTTTCTTAGCGTTTATCGCATCGTATAATCCTTGTTTCATCCCTGACCCCTGTATTTTTTTTGATAATTCCTACTGGTTTTAGTAGAACTAGTCTTAGTCTTGGCGTGAACGCCTGGTCTACTAACTTTTGATTTAGCAGACCAAGCTTTCACAGAAGATATTTTTTCTTTCTTTGCCATTATTTCTTTTTAGTGGCAGACTTCCACATTTGCTTTGCTGCTACAGCTTTACCTACAGCAACTGCTTTCTTAGGAGACATACCTTTCTTTTCGTAACTCTTCGCTACAGCACTAGCCATAGGAGCAAACTCTTTGCCTTTTTTACCAATGTCTTTACCTGCTCTTGCAGCCTTTGCAATGGTGCTTCTTTGTTTAGCAGTTCCGTAAGCCATTATCTTTTTGATTTTTCAGCAGTTTTTCTTTTAATGTAAGTAGGAGCATATGGATTTTTGCTCATTGTATCTGCTCTTCTTAAAAAACTTTCTTTTGCATCATAAGCACTATCTTGTTTTGAAATGTCTTTTGATTTATAAAGTCTTTTAAAAGTAGAAAAATCTTTATCCATTCTTTTTCCTGTACCTTCAAAATTCGCAGAATCTTGTGGGGTATAGGCAGGTTTTGCAGCAGGTTTAGGTCCTGGACCATTTCCTATAGCTGCTCTTTTGTACATATAATCTTTTAAACTTGCCATGATTAATTTCCGAACATAAATGGTTTTTTCTTAGCAGCAGATTTAACTGCTCCTTTAGCCATAGATTTTTTAGCGAACATCGCTCCTTCTTTCTTTTCAACTTTTTTACCCTCAGCTTTTTCATGCTTTTTCATAGCACCTTTACTAGAGTATTTTTCCATGCCTCCGTACTCAGAAATCTTCTTAGCAGCGGCTTTTTTCATTGGTTTTTTCATATACAAATATAATTATTTTTAACTTCCTTTTACCCATTTCTTACTTGGGGATTTAGTCTTGCTAGGACTCCATTTTACTTTGTTTGACCAATATGCAGCAGACATTTTTCCTTTTGCTATATTCTTAGCGTGGCGAGATTCAAATGCTTTTCTCTGTCCTACGGTCTGATTGGTCTTTACCCCTTGTTGTCCAAAGTGTATAGTCTTAATCTTATCACCCTCTTTTGCTACCACTACGTGGCTCTTCTTGGGGTTACTTGGTGTTGCCTTAGGTTTGTTATAACCTGAGACCCCAGCCCTAACTAATCGGGGATCCTTCTTGGTTGCCATTCTTAGTAAATTTTTCTGCTACAGTTCCAATACCATAAGCAATAGAAATATATTCTACAGCTTCAATGGCACGGTCACTTTTATACATAAACATATATGCAATCAAACACAAAAAACCAAACGATCCGAATACTCTTTTATGAGATACTCCCTCAGAAGAAGAATACATATCTACAATAAAGTTGGTGATTTTTTTCATTTGATTATTTCGCTTTGAGGATTGCTTATTTTCATCAGTAAACCGCCTTCAAGTCTTTTAACTTCTTGGCCGTTGTTTAATACGATGATTGTTGGAACTGTTTTGACTTTCATTTTGTCTTTTAGTTCTGGAAATTTATCTAGAGATAAGAAGTAATAATTTACTCCGTTAACTACTTTCCATTGGTAAGTGTTTACTTTGTTCCAATCATAGTTTAATTGAACTATTGTTTTACCTTGACTTAGGTTTGGAACTCCGGGTTGTGGTTGTTTAAAGCCAAACCACGCACCCATAATGGTCAAAGATGCTATCGTTAGAAATGTTTTCATCTCATCAAGCGTTCTTCCATCTTTTCTAATCTCATATCGATTTTCTCAACCTTCTTATCTATGTTATCTACTGTTGTTCGTAGTAACTGATCTTTTAATTGATATTCTTCGGCTGAGACCGCAGGCTTAGGCAATTGCTTTGCTTCTTCAATGTCAGATGAAAGCTTATAGTATACTCCCATCAAAGACCCTAATCCACAAACTATTACCACTAAGAATTCCAACGTTAACGTAAATTTGGTATTCTTACTGACTTCCATACTTTGATTTTCCATTACTAACAAAGATAATAAATTAAAACAAAAAACGCAAACCTGTTATAGACTTGTGTTTCTTATGTTATCTTGGAAACTCTGGTGTTGGTTTAGGTATATATTCGCCTTGTGGTAAATCAAATAACCACATAAATTCAGTGTCTTTGAATGCTTCTTTATCTTGGTCGTTACCGAAAAAGAACCATACATCGTTAATGTCTTGTACGCAGTTAATAAACTGATAAGGGTTTATGAATTGACCTTGTACTTGGTCGTATTGTTCGGGTGAAAGTTTATATCCTAACATAGTTAAGGGGCGATTTGGCGATTGAGGGTTGTTTGAAACGCTTGTACGACTGTGTAAAATGCAGTTGATTTACTAGAATCTAATCCATCGCCAATGCTATTAAATGCAGTTTCTTTTAAAGAAAAATATGCTGCTGTACTACCTTGATTCAATGCAGCTATAAATATATTTTTTGTACTTCTAGTATCGCCAGTTAAAGCAATTTTTAATTGTTGTGTAGAATTAAATTGAATCAACCCATTTGTAGTACTATATTTTGAACCAAGTAAAAATCCTCTAGTATTTGTAATCGTTGGTGTATAAATTTGATTTAAACCAAAATTTGCATTAGTTATACTATATGCATTGAACCATATTAAAAAATCAGGAGATTCAGTACCCATATCAATTGTATTCGAGCCTACTCCGATTGTTCTCGAATAATAACTCATATGAGTTGAACCGTTTACCATTGTATTGGATGGTAAGTTTGTATTAAAATACGCACTCGTTCCATTTGGCGTTGCCCCCGTACTCGCAAATGTCCAACCACTTGTAAAAGTACCTGTAAAACTACTACTCTTTAAGTTCTGAGCACATGCTGCCGCACTTGCTCCAACCATTGGATAAATGGCTTTCATTGGTGTCCAAAGTGAATTTGCTTTTAAATCTAAAACAAGTTGATTTGTGGCAATCTTTTCAGTTGCTGAAAGTGTACCACCCGCAGCCGTTACACGTGCAAAAAATGCTGCTGCATCAGTGTCAAACCCTAGCGTTGTTACGCTTATTATATTACTGTAGCCTGTTATCATCTTGGAAACTCTGGAGCTGGTGGTGCAACATACTCTTCTTGAGGTAAGTCAAGAATCCAATTGTACTCGGTGTTTAAAATTAATTTTTTATCTAATTCAGTTAAAAAAGTAAACCAAATATCGTTCATGTCTTGCACACAATTAAAAAACTGTGAATCAGTATAAAATTGACCTTGTACTTGGTCGTATTGTTCGGG